AGGCCGGCGATGCAGAGGGGGGGTACCTTTTGCGAGACCCCCTCCCCCACACCACTAAACTCCCTCTAGAACCTTAGATTCTTTAGTGATTTTGCGATGACGACCACTAACATTTTCTTTTACAATTTCATCAATTGCATACTCGTTAGCCAGCTCGATGTCTGCATCCGACAACTCATCACTTGATCGACTGATCCGTGCAAGGAGGGCGCAGGAATTATACCCGGCCTGTACATCCCAGTCATACCATGACCTGAAGTCGGTGAAGGGATCGAATGGATTGTCGGTTGTAGTCAACATACTATTAGCCATTAGATTCCTTCCTATGCAAGTGCATCATGTAGCGTGCTCGTTGAGATTCCAAGGTGGGCGGCTATCTCAGCCTGGGTGTAGTCAGCATTCATCATGCGCTTAGCTCTAGCCAATGTTGCTGGAGACAGACCTCTTACTTCACGTGGACTAGCATACTGCTTTACTTGATCCACATCAGCATTGCGAAGAATGTCTTCTAGCTTCTTGTTACTAATAGCATCGGCCTGGATGGCTTCCCATTCCTTGGGTGTGATGTTAATGAGTTCCTTCTTAGCACCAACTCTACGACGTGCTTCAGATAGCGCTTGATCGTTAAGCTTCTTACGTTCTTCCTTGTCCATGTCTGGATTGGCATCACGTTTCATCTTGACGATGCTGTTTGCTACGAGCTGGGCTTGTCTTTCGAGAGGTGCGTTTCTCAGAGCCAGGTTTAGTTTAGCATCCAGGGAGTTAACTTCATTAGCATAAACCTTAGCTGCAGAAGGGTTTCTCTTAATGCCGGGGGTAACAACGTACTCTTTCCTAGCCTGATTAGCCAAGGCCTTCAGACGATTAGCATGATCTGCATAGACGTTCTCCATAACAGTATCATAATCTGAAATCAACTTACGAGCATCTTTAGTTTCAGCCATCTTAGTAGACTTAAACGTTGAAGGGGTTACCTTACCATTCTTGTCTACATAAGTACGACCAGTGTATTCAAAGACTAGCTCGCCGGTATCCTTATCAATAGGGCCACCGAACTTAGCTTTACGAGGATTACGTTCACCAACCCGTTCCTGAGATGAAGCCATAGATACAAGCGTGCTAGCACCTGCACGAACTCCACCTTGATACTTCTTCTTAAGTTCACCAATACCATTATCAATGTAGGATTGTTTGTAGTTGAGCTTATGTTTCTCAGCATCAATCACAGTCATTGAGTGTGCTACTGCACGAGCAAGGTGATCATTAGGAGCACCAATGATAGTCATGTCAGTAATCAGATTAGAAATGTCACCCATTTGTTTCTGAGTATCAGACATAACCTTCATACCTTCATAACCTTTATAGGTTACTTTAGGATCGAAGTTCTTAAGCTTCTCAAGAGGTGCTTGATTCTTAATAGCTTTGCGATCGTTTGGGATTACCAGAACAGTATCGCCATCAAAGTCCGCACCAGAGAGTCGCTCGGCAACCTTAGCATTGATACCTACAGCATCCGTTGCGCGACCAAGAAGAGACCTAGCTTCTGGCTGTCGGTTGTTGACTACCAGTTCTGGGATCTCAAACTTACCGCCATGTGGATAACGAATCAGTACAACACGCTCGCCATTGTTATAGTTGGGCGCATAGATTTCGTTTTCTTTAATGCTGTTAATCGGAAGGATTACGTGAGTTCCCTGACGAGGTAGGGACGCAGCCTTAAGATGTACTGCAGACGAGTCAGCATCGGCAGCAAAAGAATCAAGAAGTTTCTTACGAACGACAGGGTTTGTCAGAGACATAATCTCATCGAACTCGTCTTTCTTAGCGGTGTACTTCTCATCCAACAACTCTTTAGCAAGCTTAGGACTCTGCTTAGAAAGGACCTGCGATGAAAGACTCTTAGACCACTTACGCCAAGTGCCTTCTTCATTAACGATGTTCATAGCCGAAGTTACGACATCATTACCCTTAGCATCCTTAGTTGTAATCTGTCGAACGATAGATCCAAATGGATTATCAGGGTCATCCTTCATGGGCTTCATAGCGCCAAGCTTACCCACTTCTTTGGACTTGTTAGTGTTGAAGACTAGGTCGACACCATCAGGAAGATCATTGGAATACATAGCCATACCTTTAAGGTAATGAGTACCATTCACAGCAATACGAACCTGTGCATACCTAGAACTACCAAGCGACAGATCTTTGACGCCAGGTCGAACTTCAATGACGCCATCCTTAAGTGTTCCACCCTCTTCATCAAAGCGAACATGAACACGCTTCGCGTCGACATTAAGTGGTGGAAGAAGTCCAAGGAATGAGCGACCGCCGTCAGTCGAATACTCTTGTATGAGTTTGATTCGATCCCGGTTGTTACTAACTTCAGTGTATGGTGTATCGGCAAGGGTCAGAACTTTAACCGTAGTTTCTTTACCAGTGCCAAGCTGAGGAACCTTGATATATTGCTTCTTATATCCCTGCTCCTCGAGGACGGCTACCGCCTTCTTGAGCTGGTCTTCAGAAACACCCAAGCCATTAACACCAATATGTTTTTCGGTACCGACACCAATATCAAGATACTGCTCAGGCCCAACTTTATTCTTGAGCATCTCAGCAACCGACATGACAACATTCTGACGAGCTTTAGCGGTCTCATCTTCCAATGCACGAATAGAGGATTCATTACGACCCATCTGTTCTGCAATGGCAGTAGTGGACATACCACTCTCACGAAGCTTGGCGATGTAGGTACGATCTGCTTCACGAAGAGCATTCTTAGCAATTGATTTACGAGCTCGAAGTTGGGATGTGTTCATTCCCAAACCTTCAGCAATCAATGTTTCTGACAGTCCTTGCTTGCGCAGGGAATCTACTTCACTAAGAAAGTCAACGTGATGTTGATTAGGATTGTCACCACTACCCCAAGGATATCGACCAGACTTCCGAGGAGTACCATAGTGCATCAGTTCATTGAGTTCTGATTCAGTAATGATCTCACTCATGCATAAGCCTCTTCTTTAAAGATATCAATCTGAGGATCGAAGTGCGCAATCTTGTCCATGATATGTGCAACGTTATCTACAAGTTCATCTTCTGCGTTTGCTGTAGAGCAATATTCAATTTCATCATTCTGGTAGATACGGAGTTCCATATCAATCTTTCCAGGCTTGAATCCATATTCGATGCAGAAGAAGGCTGCATAGATCATGAGCTGCCGCATGTCGGCTTTCAGAATACCAGTCTTCAAATCATGAATCCGAAGGAGGTTGTTACGGAACCCAATAGCATCCGCAGTTCCAAATGCGTTCATCGAAGCGAAGAGGAGAACCTCAGGCTTCATACGATAGTCGATTGCATCATTGACATAGTTCGGCAAAGTCTGCTTTGAGCGACGCTGCTTGACTTTATGTTTAATCAGCTGCGCAGCAAGGTCGTGAAGCTCAGTTCCCTTTTGTGCAGCAAGAGCTGTACGATAGCTATTGGCAAGCTTTTCATCATCGTAGTTTACCCAATGATATTTGCTCGCACTGAGGAAGGCATGTCTACCGGCGAGTTCCGAATGAGTATTGAAGTTCACTTAAAATAGCCTCTTTATTTTCTGGGTAGATGAAAGACGCGAATGACATCGAATCAAGAGTCTGAACCCACCAGTCCTGATTTGGTTGATGCGGTTCGTTACCGCTTCGCTTAGCTTCCAGTGCTGCCCAACGATCCTGCCAGAGAATCAGTCGGTCTGGAATGCCTTGCAGATGGGACGAATCATTCTTCAAAATAACAGCGCCCGGAAACAGATGTTCCAGTTCCTTGCAAAGATCTTGCTCGAAAGCACTTTCTCGTTTAGCCACTTCCAAACCTCCTTTCTCTGGTTTCACAAAAATGTAAAGGTTGCAAACGTCGATTTTTAACGGTCACATTCCCTCTCCCTCATTATACCCCGTGTAATTCTAGCGTGTACAATGACCAAGTCTGCCCAATTGCCCAGTAAAAAATCAAAACTTTCTTGTAAGGGTCTTTTTTCTTTCACATAAAAGTTTTAGAAATTTAGTGGGCTTTTGGCCACTTGGCTACGGTTTTTAGCAATGTGTACCCAAAAACACCCCATTTTAGGCCCTTTTTACCCCATTTAGGGTACACAAACTTGGTCATTGGCTGCCCACTTTTGAAATCGTTTTTGGCCAATTGGCCACGTTTTTGGCCACTTTCACCCTAAACTTGGTCACAAATGTACACAAAATTGACTTCAAAAGTGGGCAATGGCCACTTACTGGGCAGCTATTTGGCCACTAATTTTCAATAGATTTTTGTTCTTTTGACAGAATCATATTGGTTTCTTCATCATACCTAGCGACCATATGTAGATCGACAGACGTTGAAGTTACTGGTGGATGGCCAATCGGACGATCGTCAAATGTTGCGGGTGGCCATGTGATCTCATCAAACCGAACGTTGTCCGCCTTGGGAATCACAATCGTCAATACAGAATCGGACGTCTCTACAGTGATCGTAACTTTAGCAAATTCACTCATCTTTGTGGCGCCTTCCTAACCCCAATACTTTTCGCTCGATGTTGCCTAGGCCAGAAGGATTTCTTGAATTCGTAACAACGGCACCCACCGGTTCGGTAGTATCCATCACTGAATGCATCGTTTACACACTCACCAGAATGATACCGACTGCCATACCAGTCACCACCAGACCCGCCACGATGCTCTTCCAAGAGGTGACCGCAGCCCTTGCAGACGTCCCGACGTAACGAGAGAATCCATTCGATCATGCCGACGCCCCCCGTACCTACAGACCTGTCAGACCCACCCGGACGCTTCCCGAACCTAAAGAGACGTCGTTTAAACCCTTCACAAGGACACTGATCGAAGTCGCCTCGAGCACGAAACCCGAAACTACTGGACCACTCCATATCCTCAATTGACCGGAGATTCGTAAATACAGCACACCGAGCATTATCCTGAACGATGCGGTCCCAACCATCAACAGTCCGACCCATGATCCTAGCGTGTCCAATGTGATCCTCCTTACGATGACCACACTGACAGGTCGACCACCATAGCCGCAGCCATCGCTCGAACCTAATGCGGATCACCAGATATAGATTCAACACACCCAGAACAAATAGGACGCCAATCGCAATAGCAGTAACCTGAGCAAACTCTAAATCAGGATTAAAGACAACCACATTGTAGATACCACACCCAATCGCCCAAAGTCCGGACGCCAAATTAACCCATTCAAACTTTCGCTTCATTCGGATTCCAACTCTTTCATCTTAATTTTGAACAAACGGTACTGATTCCAAAAGATACCTACAATTGCATAGACGCCTACGAAAGACCAAGCAATGATTTGTCCAATGGTGTATGTCTCACCGTCGACATGCAATTTATAGATAACTACAGCTATGAAGAAAGTGTTGCCAATTAGACTCACCCAAGAGTTAGATTTAAGGACGTCAAACTTTCGCTTCATTTTCTTCTTTCTGCTTAAAGTGTTCGCGAGTCCACTGATAGGCGTTCTTACCATAAATCGTGCCGTACAGAAGAACCGAGATGTAGAAGGCTGGCTGCTGAGATACCGTGGCATAAACAAACCATAAGATCTGACAGAACAGACCTATAAACCAACTCCACCAATACTTCTTACCTACAAAGTACCAACCGACTACCCCGACAATAGTTACGATCCAAGACCACAGTTGCGCACTATCCATTAGTTTTTATTCACCTTATCTGGGTAAGTTGCTTTGTAAAGGTCTTTAACAATATGTCGGACGCTCTTCTTGCCATCCCAAAGAGTAACGAAAGCATTCTCACGATCCGTGTCGTAACTAATAGCTTTACCTGCCTTAGTTAACGAGTGACGCACCCAACCGTCTTCGCTCATCTCGTATCGGAAGTTACATTCAAGCTTCCGCCACTCAGTATGACGCTTTATATAGATTTCAGTCATTGCGCAGCCTTAAATCCTAAACATTGACAGATATCCGGACGACCATCTAATGTGATCCGTTCGGTGCATCCAAAAGTTTCTTCATGCTCTGCTCGGATATGACCACACTGACACACACTCTCAGCGTCCATAATACTTTTAGTAATCTCTTCCGTCATAAGCGATAGACGTCGAAGATGCCCTAACTTATCGTGACGAGAGTCATCGGCAATTCTAGAATTTATAATCAGTGTAGCGAACTCTAGAGTATGACGATTTCGTTTCCAGTGTTCTATCTCATCTGGCGTGATTATTCGATCAGTCATCAATCCTCCTTATAAGCGAATCGAAGGTATTCTTCGAGATATGTAGGAATCCAATGCGTCGGGACGGAAACAAGCTTCCAGTCGTAATGCCGATGAGCCTTCATATAATCATCGGAACGCCAATCTGGATCATAAGAGACATAGACCTCAGTAAAGCCGTCTGAATCTTGATCGCGCATATACCAGCCACATTTATCACTATATATCACAGTGTTTGGCGGGAGTACCGTAACATCAAGATAGTCCGTCACTTTACCGTGATGGATGACTGAGCTCTCTTGAGGCTTCGGCGGCTCTTCTCGTTCGTAGTTAGACCACTTGTTATGCTCAGCAATCATATCAGATAGGAAGTCATTCATCCATTCCTCAGCTCTCGCTCGAAGTCTTCACGCTTTTGTCATTCCTTCTTAGCTTCCCAATCCTTAACGATCTGCTGAGCCTTTTGATACTCCGCCTCTTCGCGTTCCTCACGAGTCAAGTGATGTATAACCGTATTCTGAACCCATTTACCTGTTTCATAGAAAGGCCAAACGAGCGTGAGAAAGAAGCCATACCAAAAACCCTCTTTTTGAGATTGCTCTACAGTGCGAATCATGTGATATTCTTTGCGGTCATTGTCATAATACATCTTGAAGTAGATCGGTAGTCGTGTGGCGCCAATGACAAAGTACCCGATTACAAACAACCAGAATGCTAACCAGAACATCAAACAGCCACCTCTGCTTTGATTCCGGGGTGATGACGATAATTGATCAACCCAATTTCTGAAGGTTGCTTCGTAACGATAGCCGTCTTAAGACCACCGATGACTACCTCAGGGAACGGATATGGCACGCGACTACACTGTTCCCTAACCTGATCTACATGGTTGTTGTAGATATGGACGTCGCCACCAGTCCAAATGAATTCACCAACATCAAGGCCAACTGCTCGAGCAATCAGATGCGTCAGCAAGGAATAGCTGGCAATGTTAAACGGAACGCCCAAGAACATGTCGGCAGACCGCTGATACAAATGGCACGAAAGCTTACCTTCAGCTACATAGAATTGGAATAGTGTATGGCAGGGAGCCAACGCCATATCATCCAAATCACCCACATTCCAAGCAGAGACAATGTGCCGTCGACTATCAGGATCGTTCTTAATTGATTTGACGACTTCATGGATCTGATCGATGACCTTGCCGCCACCAGCATCCCAACTACGCCACTGCTTACCATACACAGGACCCAGGTTACCATTTTCATCCGCCCATTCGTCCCAAATGCTGACGCCGTACTTATGGAGATCGTTGACGTTCGTAGAGCCCGAAAGCAACCACAGCAACTCCCCGACCACTGATGGGAAATGCACCTTCTTGGTGGTGATGAGCGGGAAGCCCTTACTCAGGTCATACCTAAGTTGAGCGCCGAAAACCGATCGAGTACCTACACCCGTCCGATCCCCCTTCTCGACACCATTATGCAATACATGCAACAACAACGACTCGTACTGGAAATCTATATAACTCATGCGGCCTCCTCAGACCAAATTTTGCGTAACAAGGGACTGACAGATCTCGTGTGAGTCTTTCCATCCCGCCAGAAATTAACGCAGTCGACATTGCCGTACCACATTTTAAATAGTTTACGAAGCGATCGCTTATGACGAACTTCTCCGTCTTCATTCATTTCGTAGTTTTCGAAATCCGGAACCGTACGCCACAATGACCTATCATCATGAGGCCTAATGAAAGTATCTGCGTGTAGGATGTTTGCCGATCGCATGTAATACTTGAAGTCTTTTCGAAGACCATACATGTGTGGCTTATTCGGCTTAAGTATCCTCTTGGTGTGTGTATTACGAATTCGCTTAGAGGTCTTCTCGATCTCGTACATAGGGAACTCAGTGATAGTCCGCCAAACCTCAATCATGCCGCAACCTCTTCAGTCTCAACGAAGAGCGCAGCGATATCAAACTTCTTCGGGTTGAACGATTTGATTGTACCGTCTGCAGTTTTGAGAGGATAGGTTCCAAACTTTCCCGGAACAAGAATGTTGAGTGCTCGCTTACCCATAATTTGACCATCACGGTTTATGTAATGTAGCGGGAAACCGGGGAGCTCACGCCAGTCTTCCAGAAGTTCCGGCCAAGCAGAATAGGCAAGCTTCTTCCATACTCGCCAACACTTCTGACCGTTCTTTCGGAGTTCGTAGCGGTACGTTCCCTTTTCGGTATAGAACTCAGTAAGGAGTCGTCCAGTAATGGCGTTTTTGACATCTCCATCTTTAGTGATTCTGTAATTCGGGAACTCCGGAATACGCCGCCATTCAACCTTAGGGTTATCGATCCGACGTACCTCATTGAAGCCATCGACTGACCGGAGTCGTTCGCGTTGAAAGAAGAAGTACTCAGCCTCGAGCTCCTCTTTAGTCAACACCCGCCAATAACAAGTAGTGCGTGGACTCTCGACGACGAAATACAAGACCTCGTCAGTAACGTCACGCTTCATTGCGAACTGGCCTTGTACAGCCTCCAGCTCTTCCCCAATGTAATCTGCGATCTCTTCGACATTGTGGTGGTCGATACGGATTGCTTCGATCATTTTAAAACTTCCCCAGACTTCTGTTAAATTTTAACTAATTGGTTTTCTTGATTATTTCTTCAAAACGGTTTGACACTGCGCCCCTAGAGAACTGCCATGTTTGAACGAAGTCTTGAGCCCGCATTAGCTCCCAACTCCGTCCCTCGTCACTAAGGCAGTACCAACCGATATAAGATCTCTTTAGACGAGCGGGATCATAACCAGTCTCCCTAGACACCAAATCAAGAGTGCCTTTATAGATCTGTATGGCGAGCATTAGTTCCTCCTCCAAACAGTAACCTCAGCAAGAGATCCTGCGTAATATTCTGGATCTGCATCTAATGCATCCCACTGCTTTATCGCTTGGTCTAGAGAAGAATGATTATTTTTGTATTCGATTCCGGAGTAGTAATATGTAACTACAAACGTTTTAGATATAGCACTCGGAATGTTGATTGCTTTTGGTGTAATCTTAGTAAACGCGCCACGTCGATAATTCTTCGGAAGATCGAACTCTTGCTCCAACTGATATGGGGTCACAATGCGAATATCACGTTGAGACGTACCATCACCTCGAGTAACAATATACATATGAGGGTTTCGCTGTAAATCCATTATGCTAACTTCATCGTGAGAGAATTCGGCCGTAATAAAGTTTTTGTTTTGTGCGTTAATCTGAATCGTGAAATATGATTCTTCAGCGCGAGTAGTGCGTGCCATGTTAAAACCTTTCTGATCATTTAAGAACAAAGAGAGGGCCCATATTTTAGAGCCCCCTCGGTAATGCTAAGCTACAAATATAATAAGATGCTCTTGCTCAGGTTCTTTGGCGATAATCCAAGCCACTCGGGTTACCTGCCAATTAAAGCCTGTAATGACATCTTCGATTTCCGTACCTACACCCGGAACAAACGGCATCTCTGTGGTTACTGGAAGTTGGTCTTCACAACCAAATCGTCTCGACGCATCCCATTTAAATCGTACAGGTATCACTTACCCTCCCGATAGCAGTGAAGAAAGTCACCATAAGCAAAATCAACCGCAATAAAGATGTCGTGGAAAATATCTGGATGGCAAGCCCAGTTATTCAAACTTGTTGATGTACTAACCCCACGATCGTCAATAGATACCATGCGATCATTGATAACCACAAAATACCCAATGACTTCTTTGGGGTTGATGGTGGTGAAATTCTGCGGAAGGAGTGCTGCAGCGACAGAGTAATTCTCTTCGGTAATTTCCAAAGCAAGCATATCCGTCTTATGATGCTTTGTACGAACAGGTTTACTATAAGTCTGATTAGTAGGCTTTTCTTCTACCTTTTCAGATTTAGGCTTTTCTTCACTCTTAGCTTCTACAAACATCCAAGGGGAATTAATTTTGATTATATCATAAGACTCCTCAAACTCACCATCGGTAACGGCTTTATGACCGAGACCATCTTGAATGAGAAGTACATCGCCAACGCGATTCAAAAGATATTCTTCAGCATTCTCAATCGGAATGACTGCCTTGATATCAGTCGCGTGATCTTTACGAATTACAATAGCTCGATTAGCTACAAACATACTTTTAACCCTTTTCACATAAACTTTCCAAGGATCGCCAGCAAAATTGAGGTCGTGCTTAAACTTGTATTTTGCTTGGAGTTCTTCGGGAGTAATTACTCGCCAGAAGTCACCGTCTTCAATCTTAAGGTAACTTCCAGAATCACTGTTCAGAATGCGCAGGGCATCCTCTTCGTTTCCAATATGATTCTGAATTGTCTTACGGTTCTTCGAGTGGATTTGAATGATACGAATAGTCATTAGGGGTAACTCCTTTCAAGAGTTTTTATTAGGCTGCTTCAGGCAGCGTGTCGTATTTACGTGCAAACCGATCGATCTCTTCAGGCGTGGCCATTCTGTCGTCACCAAACGCACCGAAGTATTTCAGCATCGCCTTCTCATTGAAGTTTTTCTTGCCTCGCAGAGACCTAGCAATAGCTTTATCAATCGGGGAATTACTCATAAAGATGTAATAATACAAATCTACGTAAGGAGTGTTTCGACGATCAATTCGTCCCTTAGACTGTTCATTAATCTTGTATGAGTAGTTAAGAGAGTAGAAGACAGTCGTATCTGTGGTTGTGCAATTCCAGCCTTCAGCTCCTGCAGTATACTGAACGAGATACAGCCAAGAAGAACCTGTCGGTAGATCTTCGTGCTTTTTACCGTTCCATTCTGCATATGGAATAGCATTACTTCGTGCGATCTCACGTAGAATCTCCAACTCAAATGTGAAATTATAGAAGACGATCATTCTCGGATGAGTCTTATGTAAATTCAGAAGTGCATCAGCCCTGGAAGCATCTTCATTCACTACTTGACGCATCACCAAGAACAACTCTGCAGCGTTCTTCAGCGGTCGCTCTTTGTAGACATGCCATCGCGCATTCATCACACGGTCAAGCTTCTCTTTGTCATAGGTAACTATATGATCAACCACGTGACGTCTCGTGTGCCGCTTAACATGCATCTGGACCAAGATCTCACTACGAATCCGCTCTAGTCGTTCCTCATCCAAATAGCGATCTACCTGAGGGAATTTTACAAAGGTCTTCCACTTCACATGACGCTCGCAGAATTCTGTACGGTTTTTGTAATACCCATTGGCAACAAGGACTGGAATATAATCCATCCAGTTATCTCCGGGGGTTGCCGTCAGCATAATCCATTCATTCTGGGCTGCGATTTTCAGAAATGCTTTAACCCATGCGCCACTACCGACTAGGCGTTGTTCGTCGAATATGAAGAATGCGTTCTTGACATGCGTGTAATTGAGGAGGTTGTTCCAGGAGTCCACCTTGAGTTCGACATTACCGTAAGATACTTCGCGTCGTGGACCAATTCCGAAATCACACCCCTCTTTCTCCCACTCAAGATCATCTCGCTTTTTCGCCGTTGTGATAATGAAAATGTCTTTTGGAGTTGTGAATGGGCTTGTCTCACCTTCTCCATTGCATTTGAAAGTTCCGCCAGCAACTTTTTGGAAATAGTACGCCAGACCGACGCGAGATTTTCCAGAGCCAACGTCACCTCTGACAATCGATCCATTCCGAATCCGTCCTAGAGCTTTAAGTTGTTCTTCATCTAGATCTATATTCATAGGCTATTGCTCGAATCTAAGGAAACCTCCACAAAATAGTGGTTTCGCATTTGGATGTATTTCGTATTCATGCTTTTCGTGCGTCTGCATGGTACCACAGAATTTAATCATGTCTGCATCGCTAGATTCAGGCCGTTCGGGGTATTTCTCCTCCATAGCCTCAATAGCAGTAGCGAGAGCACTTGCTTCCGCTCGATCAAATGATCCTCGGTCAACACTCTCAAGGTGGGCCTTCCGACGTTCCAGAAGGTTAATCTGCTTGCGAATAAACGCATTGCGGAAATGAGTCATTATTCCTTTACTTTAGGAAATAGGTAATCTGGACTTTTCTTACCAGTCATTGCGAGATATAAAAGATCAATATATGTGTGGCTAAATAGACACAATAAGTTACACTTACGACACCTAAACATGAAAATGTTACGATCATCTATACCTTCATATTCAAGATGATGTTTTGCACATTTAGGTAGAGTCTTAATTCCCGGCGGACGTATAAAATCTTCCGGATATTTAAGATGTGCTCGCCAAGTGTTTATTGGCATGTCAAACGGTGAAAGATCTTTAGGCTGCTTCGGCTTCTTCCCGATAGTATTCAAAGCTATAGCCCCGATGATAGTTACGATCACCGCGTAAGCACTTATAAATGGCGCTAAAGTTTCCATTAATGTGTCTAGCACAATCCCTCGCTGTTCTGAATACCTGACCCGTTTCTACAATACGGACCCGCTCTCCTCGAACCTTACTTTGATCTTCAACATAACCGTACTCATCGTACAACATTTGTCGAGACCGCTTCTTCAATCTCAAATTCTCAAGTTGGTTATTGGACCGATCACCATTAACCCATTCAATTTGTTCCCCAGCATCAAAAGCGCCAAAGAAAGCTTGTGCAACCAGCTGTTGTACATAGAAGTCGCGAACCCTTCCTTCGTTAGAAAGAGCAACCCGCATATACCCTCGACCATTATCTCGTAGCGAGAGTTCTTCTCCTGTATTAACGTTCATTACTCGGCCGTAACTACTGACTGCATAATTCGGGTAGCCCTCAACTTCTACCCACTGTTCCTCTTGCACTAAGTCTCCCCAGACTAAATGATTCGACCAACCTTCACAAAAATATAAAGCATGTAGGGGGCTAGAGTCCATATGCCCTAACCCCCTATAAATCTAAAGTTCCTGCCGTGCGTCTTTGTAAGCTTTACGCAGTCCTTCTTCCCTTAGTGATACTCGATCGACTATTTCGTATTCAGTCTCTTTACAACTACTATCCGTACACATCCGAAAGGCAAAGATGTTTGTAGAATTGAAGTCGAAACCCCAATTACTCCATTCGTGGATATGCTGTGGGTCTGGTTTACGCAGGATGTTAACGACACCCATAATAAACATGACGCCTAAACCAACCAGTGCCGCAGAGTAGAAATATTCCCAAAGATCCATTAGTGTATTAAACCTTTACGTTGCTCATCGAACTTTCGGTTGATTTCGATATATTTCTGACGGTGCAAGCGTCGGCGAATTGTTACTGAGATTAAACTGATCAGTTCCAATATGAACATCTTTTTCTGCTTTCTTATCGTCCCGATAGCGTCCCATACAGAATCCAAAGATCATTCCAAGGAACATGATGAATGCGCCAACTACCAATCCAAGTGCAAATTCCAAAGTTTATTCCTAACCAGAGAAGGGATTCGTGAGCCAGACACCATTGATGTTGGTTGATTCACTCGTTACATATTTTTCATAAAAAGTTTCTTTATCCATTGAAAAGAACTCATCATTATCAAGAACTACAATATCCCCGACCTCAGCCATAAATTCTGAATCCCGAGACTCAATTCTGAAAAATGACTGCATAGTGCTAGTGATTGGATTTTGGAAGATATCGCCATTAACCCAACCAGCCACAGATTCGAGATTATCTTCAGTTAGTTCAACCGCAAGAACTTCAGTTGGCTTGTGAATATACCTAGTTGCCAGAGCCCCCATTATACAACCTCATCAAAAGTAGCTTCGAATACTTCTTTGGAAATCCGATAGAACTTTTCTTGCTGACTGTCATACATGATATAGTCGCCGAAATTAACGCGCTTCATACCCGAAGCAGTTTTCAAATCAAGGCCTTCATAGACCTCCATAGCATCTTGCTTAGTCCCCAAGCGGACAATTCGAGAATTTGTCCATGCTGCAACAACCCAAAGATTTTCTTCATCAAGCTGAATTGCAGTAACAGGCAATGGCTTGTAAGTGTATTGCTTAGTAACCTGCTGCTCTGTAGTCTCCCCAGACTTTGTTTCCATGGTTTTACCTAGTTCATCTCGAAGAAAAGATTGAATATGGTCGCCGACAGAACCATATAAGATTTGTCAAGCTTAACTATGTAGTCGCCGATACTAGCTCGCACAACTTTCCAATCGATTACCAACTCGATGTATTTTGGGTATCCATGCAATGGCGTCATGAGCGCTTCGTGATCATCCTTGATCTTACCCTTACACCATTGGGCAACTTCTTCAAGGTTATCTTGAGTTACAAGTGATACCGTAAAATTCTGCTCTTTAAATGCTAGAGCTTTTGCTACAGACATAGTCCGTCCTTATGTAACAAGATTGCCAAGGTCACTATATTGGGCATATTAGAGCCTACATAGCAACCTTGGCAATCTCAGATATTAATTTAAACTACAGGAACGTGTTCTTCTTCGACGATTTCAGGATCTGAAGGAGTTTCTTCATCCACGGGAGGTTCAGTTGGTTCTGTAGATGGGGTTTCAACCACGTTATATTCCTTCTCAAATGCCTCTGCGGAAACTTTAGAGAAAGCACCCTTCGCATTCTTGACCAAATAGAACCCCAGAGGAGCTTCTACACCACCCATAAGTGTTGGGAATACAACCGATGTGCGAACGTCAGTAGGGTCGGAGGGCTTTACATCCTGAAAGATATTTCCGCCACACCAACTAGCGACCTCCTCTACATTCTCAAGGGAGATCTTAACTGCTTCTACGGGTTCAGGCTTGCGGTGGTACTGCTGTGTAATAGTCATTTATTCCCCAGACTTAAATTGTAAATGCTTTTTCGAACTCTTTAGTCATTGGTGTTGGTCCGTGAAGTACTTCGACCGGACTCGGTACCCCAGACAATGCAGAGACAGTAAACATGAGGCCGGTGGCAGAACTGCGGAGATACCAGAGTTGTTCGTCAGTCACACGACCGGGATTTTTCTCTAGTTCTCCAACAGCTTCTACCGCCAGCTTCAATGCTTTCTGGACCTTCAATAGCGTATGGTCCACTTTCTTTGCTGGATTGCCCGAGGACTGTTTAGCCCTCGTAGACATTTACCGAGACCACTCATCTGCAGCGTTGTCGCGACCAAGCTCAGCATACTTACGTTCGAAACGATCTTCCTTGATAGTGACGTAGATCGACTTCAGATATGCCTTGATCCCCGAGTTACCATTCACTGTCCAATGGCTCGGATTGATGATGACGTCGACCTTCTCAATATCCACGTAGTCAAGAGTCTCACAGGTCTGCATATCCAGATTCGTTCGACCACGACTTGTGATGAGGACCATGCGAGGAAGGTAGACTTTATCGCTTACTTCAACCTTAATGGAGTAGTAAGGACGGTCACCTTCTTCGCGAGGTTCTCCTACCTTGACGTTCCAACCATCTGCTTGCATGGCAAGTGCATCCGCCTCATCAAGCACTACCTGGAACTGCTTTTTACCCATCTTATTGAAATCGTCAGGCTTACCACTGAAATTGCGGAAGCGGATCTGAACATCTTCGAGTTCAACGTTGGACAGACGAGTTTCGTTTACAGCCATTTTTCTTTTCTCAGTTTCTCTATGTTATTTAATATAATTAGATGTAGTTTGTATTATTTGTTTTTGAGCTGATCCATGACCTTGGCGTCCATAATGCCACCAAGAGAAATACCAGCTACAATATTGGACGTAAGCAATTCGCCCATCTCGATACCTTCAGGAGTATTAAGCGAAACTACCGCAGTCGTCCCTACGCCAGCCGTGGTAGTCACAATGGCCGAACCAACTAGTAATGGGTTAGATCCTCGTCGCATGTATACCGGAAGTTCTCGCTCGACTACTCGGTTAGGGGTAATCTCAAGAAAGACCTGCATATCACCTACCGACTTGAATCCCAAAGTCTGAGCAGCATCTGCATCTGATGTACCCAGCTTCTTCAAGTCCTCGTAATCAGACTTGAGTTTTTCTTTGTTCTTTTCAGACATATTACTTCTTTCGCTGAGTAATGGATTTGAGGGCGTACTTCGTTGCCAAAGCCGCTGAGTAGAACATGGAACTCCGCTTAGGGCGAGCACCAAGACGATAAATCAGGAACTTGATCTTATGAAGAATCATTATTACTCCTTAGTATGGCACGGACAGTTGCAAGGACAAGGCTCATCTTTTTCTAGATCCCAGCCATCGCCCGAACATGCTTGATGTTTACCATCACGACAATCAGGATTCATTACTGAACACCCATCGATAGTTCGATTTCCGGAATAAGACCTTCTGGCTTCAGAATAACTCGAGTCTTGTAGACCGAAACATCGATACTTTCTTGCTGTGTGGCAGTCCAAATAACATCTGTAGCTCCGGCTGGAAGACCCAGGTAATGCTTACGGAAATCGTTCTCACCATGCTTACACATAGTAATCAGATCACCTTCGGATCGCTCAATTGAACAACGACCTTCAACAAAGAATACATATTGCATATTCTTAGTGTTCAGACCAACAATTTTTCGTTGTACTTCGAAGTTATCCGCCGCAGTTGATGAGTTTTTAGAAGCTACTTCAGACTGAGATGGACCTTCACATCCAGCCGCGGTAGTTCCAATAACAAGAGCAATTGCGGCTACACCAAGCCAAAGTTTCTTCAAGAATCTACGCTTTCTTCGATATTTGCCGGACATTCGGGATGACAGAGACCCCAACATTCTTCACAGGTTTTGTCGCATTCGAATCCGTGGTTATGAGGCTCCATATACTTGCATCGGTTGAATCCAAGACAGCGAGGTTCCTCGTGGACAGTCCCAGGATACTGACGCTCAAATCGGAGCCCCGCATCAAATGAGGTTTCCTTCTTTTTCTGAGCCATTAACTCTCCTTGATGATCTATAATGCTGTAGCCAAATACCATCAACGAAGATTAGATATTCAACTGCGTCCATCTATCACCTCATCGATTATAACCATGTTCGGATTAAGACCGTTTTCCTTCGGACTCGGACGATGATCTAAACCACACCAGCAATTTTTCTTGTAATTAATTTCGTGACTGCGACCACTCATGCTGCAAAGTCAAGATCCGATGCGGGAACTGTCTCGCCATCAATCACTACAGGAGAATCGTCAATGTAATCAACGAAATCTTCGAAGCGACCATACTTCTCGATCGTATCAATGGCCTCATTAACCAACGTCTCAAAGTATTCAAGGTTGATGTCGTGAGCCTTATGCAGGTTCTTGACCATCTCAGCTTCCATCCAGAAGAAGCCCTTAGTTCCGGTAACCGCATGGAACTTGTCCTTATCGAGCTTATCCTGTCGCATCAACAAACCACCGCCCTTACCCTCAATCATCGGGCAGAACAAACCAGTCTTACCGATAAACTGAAGATCGTCACGAGTAGAGTGATCGAATGCCATTGGAACCGTGTGGCTATCGAAGTCGAGATACATTGCCGTAGCAACCTGCTTCTCTTCACAAAGATCCCGGAACACGATAGGCTCGTGCGAGAAAAGCTTCTTGAAGACATAGGGATGCTTGAACTGCTTACCGGTTGCAGTCCACTTGCCGACTTCCTCAGGACCATCCGAGGACCAGCCAACACGTGCAATGTATACCGCGTCATTCACGAGAGCCATCTTGCTGTACGTCTTCTCGTGTTCGAAGTTGTACCCGTACTTCTTACCGAACTCCATGACAAGGTGAATAACCTCATCATCAGCCCCAGGAATCTTGACCGAGTCCGTCTTGATATGTACTGGAGGAAAACCAAGTTCCTGAAGGTAGTGCTTCAGATCGATCATGAACAAAGCCCCACGCTTGGCAACAATGTTGTCGATATTCCGTGGGTCCTTGAATGGATTATCGAACTTAGCCGAAGTCAAGCCATAAACAATGTTGATCACGATCTTCAGCGCATAGGAGAGAGCTTTAGCCTGTTCTGGAGTTCCCAAATACGGTGCAAGCTGACCATTGAGCATCTTTGCAGCAGCATCGTAGTCCTTATGCTTGATTGCCAGTCGAGCCTGTACAAGATCCCAGAAGTTATCGGTGTACTTACCAAATAAGTTAAGCTGCTTGATACTTGTCGGGTGCATGGACTCAACATCTAGCAAGACCACATCTTCATAAATGCCAGGCTCAGCATCTACGTAGCCACCTTCACCAGTGATCTCACCCTTATAAGTAGACTCGCCAAAGTCGTACTTATATCCGGGAAACATCTCAGAGAGATCGGTGTAGACAAATTCGTCCTTGTAGTCGCGATCGCCTTGGAAGACAATCCGTGCAGTGTGCTTCTGAGTAGTGTCGTTAACTGACAGCCCACTCAACTCTGCAAGAATCTGCCGTGCTACGAAGTCCTGCTCACGATCCTTGAATACTTCTTCGGTAGAGAGTACGTCGTTATCGCAATATTCCCCAACACGCTCCCACTGATCTTCAGGGACCGGCTCGTCCCAAGGGAATCCAAGTTCATCGTGTTTCAGACCAAGCTCAATCTGGAACTTCTTCAGCGACTGTTTCTTTGACGAGAAGTCATAGATATCTGCATATGAGATGTTGTACGCTTCACCAAACAATGCGCCTGGAGCATTCGAGATGATCCTCTGACTGAGATCGTAAAGCTGCTCGTTGTTGTAGCCGAGGAAAGCTCCATACAGAATGTGGTTGTCGTATCGACGGTTGTTATATCCGACAAGCTTCAGGTTAAAGAGCTCACCAACCTGCATGGAAGTAGGATTAGTCATACGCACAACAGTATCTGCACCCAGGTACTTGTATGAGATGATGAAGAGATTAGGGAATACTTCCACGTCAAAGAATGTGATCGGGGAATTCTCCATTGCCTCTTGATCTCGCCGGGCAACTTCATCCGAGGAAATAGGATTCGGATCTACTTCTTCAGACTTGAACTTCATGTTCATGACGACCTTCAAGCAATAAGGTGCCTGATTGGTGCTGTTATTTGCAAATGCCAAAAGACGAGGTCGCATATCTTCGACATTGAACACCATATCAGAGTCGTATGCATCACTCAGGATCTTATGAATAAAGTCAATACTGGGCTTAGTGCCTGGATGTATTTCTTTACGCATATTCCTTTCGATCATATTCCGAAGAGACTTCTCGCTCTTCAGACCTTCTACATTAATCACTTTCTTCTCCTTCAGAGGGAGACCACTATTGATAGTCGCCACGGGAATATTATTGCATTTGGACAATCGACGTCGTAGAGATGAGTTCCCAGTAAATACCTTGATCTCAATCCCATCATCGTAAACTCTCTCCAAATCAGCAACATCACCATCGTAATTATAATGAAGATGTACACCCGCTCCAGATTTGCTATATTCAGCATAAGTCGGAGGCCAGGTACTTGCTGCTTCGAGATTAAGTTCTGCCGATTTGTTTCCATCTGCGTCTGCCAAATCGAAGTCGATGACAATATGGTTAAGAGGTGGTTTGACGTAGTGAACTCTACTCGTATCTATATCCGACAGGACGGTATCTACAACAAGATCGTCTGGCGGTACCATTAGTTTCTCTACGCCATCCGCCGGGTCCTTCATAAGACGCTCACTCTTGTCCCAGAACTTCGGCGGGGTCCCATTCTTATTGGCAAGTTGTGCTGGGAAATATGCCAATTCATCATCGAGCAAAGATACACGCTCGTCCATTACAAGTGAGAACGTGGTCTTATCTTCGTCTACTGGGGTTTTGTACAACTCGGCGGTGAATTCCGAGAACCAACTACGAACTCGAACTCCATCCACCATGACTCGGTCTTCATACTTCTTGAAGTAATTCTTCAATTCTTCCCGCAACTTATATTTCGGCATAGGCCAGTTGATTTGGGAATCTTCGATAAACTCTTTCCAAAGCTTGTGTGCCTGATCGAGAGAAACGCCATCCTGCGATTTAAACAGGTCGTAGTACGTCTCGATGTAGTTGAAGACCACGTCAGTCTGAAGCATCATTTCGATAGGACGGTAACCACTGTAATAGTTTTTACCCATCTTGCGATATGCTTCGAGACAATAATGTGCAATAGCTCCCAATTCGAAATCAATCTGAGAGAATAATGCTTGGTAACGCTTGGGTGACAACAAAGCCCCGGAGGGATGCACGTCAATAAGCCTTCGAATAAGACCCGACTTCGCATCCGTGATCTTAACCGCTTTATTACTAGCCATGAACAGAAATGCATTTAGCCGTGCCATATAGCTCGGTTTATACTTTTCATTGATCGTCATATTTTCATGTGAAACGATCGAGTTCAGTTTAGTGTTGTCTTCGATCTTCGACAGATCACCATCAGGATCGATCGCAACTAGCGGATTAGCACGAAATGCTTCAGCAGCAAAACCACTGGATGAAGTCAGAGTCTTCGCATCGAAGGTGGTGTAGTAACCTTCAAATAGTTTCTGAATGATATTGATAATGGTACCCTTACCACTGCCGGGAGCACCATAGAACACCAAAAACTTCTGAATGGTCTTGGAGTCTCCCGACACAACGGCACCAATAGCCCAAAGAATCTTCTCAGCTTCCTCAGGCTCATACAAGGTATTCAATATTTCCAGAAATGCACTGCAGTCTCCGGGAGCCAGAGGATAAGGCAAACGGCGACTTACATAGTCTGTTTTCTTTATCTCTGTATTACTGAAGACCAGATTCTCATCGAGTTGATGTGCTGAATCCGACAAGTGTCCGATATAGTTTCTGAACTGCAGCCAGGTATTGCTACTGAAGTCATCCATATATTTGACGCTGATGATGCCTTCAATTCGATGTTTATTTTCCTCAGCATAACGCTTCAGATCAGCATCGATAATGCGAGGAACATCGTATTCGTCATCAGACCAAAGCTGCTTCTCTTCATCCCAGATTGCATAGAACTGCTTACCACGAACCATCAGATCCTTGGAGCGAGTTACTTTGAAATCGGGATAAATATCCACAACTCCATTTCTTGCCGGTCTTTCACGTATTCGATAGAAATCCATTTACCCTCCCTCCCGGAGTCTAGTTATAGGCCATGTTCAAGATAATTCCCCTCGAGAATGTAAGAGGATAGTTGAGTCCAAAGCTCAACGCGACGTTGGTCTTTCTTTGCATTGTAAAGAGGGAATAACCCTCCATCACCATTCCTACCGTAGGTTCGATTGACCACACGATCAATTACGCGGTCAACCTCCTCGGCTGCAGCGTCATTGAAGACGTGATCGGTAAACTTAGACAACCCGATATTTTCTAGCATTTTCCAGAACCACTCGATGGGCTCCCCCAAAGATTCAAAGGAAGCCCGTCGAGATAGTCCTATCAGCATCTCTAGCATTGAACAATCAAGTTGAAGCCAGAGCGGCTTAATATCCTGAATATCGCAGTCCATGATGAACTCGTCCCTAAGGTCTTTACCGTCTTCTTCACGGTTGTCATCATTTCCTACGAATGCTTTGAACGGGATTTCATAGAGACGACGCATGAGACGCCAATATGACCGTTCAGGATTCTTGTTGGATACGGCTGCTACCTGTCCATACAGCCACTCAAAATACAGGTTGTCTTCAGTATTTCCCTTAGTTACCATCACCCCTCATTTTCCTGACCTTAACTTTCCGGTTCTCGTTGTCGTCCCATTCATCTATCCCCAGCACTAGTTTGGTGTAACTACCATCGATACGAGTAATCTCGAAGTCTGTAGTCATTGCCTCGTTGCGAATATAAACAATATTTGGATCTTCAGAACCTACACCGATATGTGCAAGATTCGCCAAACCAACCACATATTCTTCGTCTGTAATTGGTTGACCATCCTCAGGCACAAGGACGTCGTCGGTATCTCCGTCATAATATTTCAGAGAGACCTTATCCCATTCAGGATTGTCCATGTGTTCAAGATTCCATTCGTTGACGTTAATCACGTATGGTTTCTCGAAATCCCGCTCCCAAGTTGCAGGATCATCATCGAGGGCGGCTTCGGCTGCTTCCGCCTCTGCACGATCGGCATCAGTTAGCAGGTCATGTTGTGTCGGCAATCCCTCCGACTCTAGATCTGCATGTTCCGCATAACCAAGGTTCTCGAGCTTCTGATCGTAAAGACCATTAAGCTTTTCATCGAGTTCTTCCCTAGTCAACGGACGATCTTCTGGATGCTCCTCGACTACTTCTTGAGAAGCTTTCCATTCCTTATACAACTCAGGATCATTGGCTGCCATATATGCCTCTTCCTCACGCTCTTGTGCGTAAGCTTTGACGTCGGCAACTTCCTGATCGGCAATAGCCCGATATTTCTTCTTTGTGAAGTAGTATGCTGTAGCACCACCGGCAACTGCACCGACAGTGAAGGCTGCGGCAACTCGGATCTGGACTGAGGTCACTTAGCCTCACCTTCGTTCTTGTGAAGCTGACGCTGCAACTCCCGAAGGCCTTCGAACTGCTGAAATGGCCGATGAGTCATCGGACCCTGCTTCTCCGTACGAGGAGCTTCCGGCTTTGGTGCTCGCTTGATGTTTTCACCAAGAGTTTCTCCGATAAAAATTTCTTTTTGCATCTGCTTCAGACCCTGAATGAACTCCTCATCCTGAAATACCGCATTCAAAAGAATGGTTCCGAAAGGCGTCTCCTGCTCACTTGACTCTACTACTGGTAGCTCAGAAGACTTCGTAGTCTTTTCAAACTTCGGAGGTGTGTAGCTGAGCGGCTTGGACGGAGCGACAGGCTTAGGTGTTGTAGTCATTAGTTTTCTCCCAGACTTAGTAGTTTATATTTAGATGAGGTCGAGAATGATGCCGTCGACATTGAAGTCGAGAAGTACCGAATCCTCAAGGCCATTCACAAACAGACGGTGTGCACCAGAACCATCGTAGATGCCGAAATCTACGTAACCGTCCTTAGCGCCAGGATTGTCCCGACGGACCCAACCCATAACTGCGCCTTCCTTGGTGCGCTCGATGCCAAGACGATCGTAGACTTCGTTCAAGAAGATGTGTCCACGAGCATTCAGCGTATCGTTGCAGTAGTTCTGGATATTCGTAAGGAATGACCGATTGCTATCTGCGTGCTTAACCCACTGAGGATTCGTCTCATCAAAGTAACGAGCGTACTGAGAGACACCAATGGGGTTGACTGTAACTACAGTCTCTTCCTGACCCTCAGAGTTTGTGATGGTCTCTTCCTTGACCGCGTAACGAAGCTTCTTTTCCTCGTCCTCACCGATCAGGTCCTGAACTGCCTTGCGATACTTAGCAAAGCCTTCTTCAGAGACCTTGTATGCTGCTGCGTAAGAAGCTGCTCGCTTCGTCATGATGCCCTGGCCACCAGCAATGAGTGCGATCGACGCAACACCAAGAGTAATCGAGGGACCGTAGAGCTTGAGGATATCGATGCTACGGTGGAAGTAGACGTTTGCTACAGCCTTGTTGTAATCCGAAGTCGTGAAATCGTTCGAATCATCCGCAAGCTTGTGACGTGCATCATCAAGACCTTCAGCCGTACGATCGACTACCTCTTCCAAACGGAGAGTTGCCTTGGATGCCAGAACTGCCGACGTAACTACACCAACGATACCTGCACCGGTCATGATCTGAGGACCGAACTTGCGAGCCAATAGAGCGCCGCGGGAAGTTGTGAACTTGAGAACTGCCGGGTTAGACAGGTTCTTTACTGCGCTGATATTCATCAGTTTTCTCCTTCTTTGATTTTTCCTTGTTCGACAAGACGGTCGTATGTTTGTTCCACACGATCAGGTGACATCTGTCGAATAGCTGGGTGAAGATTTGAATGGTGGAAGTATTCGGAAATAGCTATACGCTTTTCGTCGATATGCGCAAGATATGCTGCCATACCATAAAGCTCTTCTGTATACTTAGCCGCGACATCTCGCATTGCTTGATTTATAGGGAGGTCGTTTTTAACCGCCATAAGCAAACCGGCTATATTTGCTAGATCTTCACGACTAAGCTGCTTCTGTGGCATTTTACTATCGCTTTCTGCTCACGATCCGTGTATACATAGCGTGAACTTGGTAATCCGGCATTTTTGGAATGGTCTTGGAGCCCGGATAGATCCTCATGAGATATGCCCGCTTCTGTTCGGTAGACATCCCCCAGCAATGTCCTCTCTACTTAATCTTGTTCCATTTCACTTTCCAACCAGCAGTTTTAAAATCATCTTCAATAGACAACTCGAACCCAGGATTCTGAGCTAATAGATGTGCGAATATCTCGCTATAAGTTCGAACTCCTCGATCATATAGAGTTTCGACATCCAGTCGAGACATTAAATATTCGCCAGAATCACTGAGTCCGAGTGTACCGTTAGTGCCAACTATCTCAGTCAAGAGCAATCGGCTTCGGGAGGTCGAGGATATACCCGTTACGCACCAAGATAATGTCGGCACCTACAAATGACTGACGAGTCCATCCGTATTTGTTATCAACGTAGTTGCTGCTGACATCGACCAAATCAAGCAAGTCTGCAACACTAGCTACATCGAACTTATCGATCTTTTCAGCCAGAGCATCCAGAACCTTCTCCGCAATACCACGATTGGGCAAGAGAATTTCATCGAAGTCATGCGTACGACGACCTTGATTGCTCCAGTTGCGAGGAACATTATTGGTCTGCTGCTGTTGCATCTTCTGGAATGGCGACTGATATTTCGCAGGACCTTGATTGCTATTACCCATCGACCCTGAGCGATATGAACCCGAGCGTCGTCCGGTATTCGATTCGCCGAAGAGTGCTCGCTCAACACCTTGTACAAGTGCATCTGCAAACATATTCTTCGCAGCCGGAATCACAACATCAAAGAGAATATACGTACCGATAGACTCGGCATCATCTCCTTTGAAGGTCTCAGCAATCTTCCGTCCCAACGGCTTCTTGCGCTGAACACCCTTTGCAATTGGGTCTAGCTTGACACGCTCTTCTTTATTCTCCTTTTCTGCAGTCAGTTGTTCCTGCTTAGCTTTGTTGCTGTTGCCTTGGTAGTCAATCTTGACTGCGTTATCTTCAGACACTTTATACCTTTACTTCTTGACCATGTACCAGATAGCGAGACCGACGAGCCAGAACCCGCCAGTAATCAAGGTCATAATAATGTGGAACAGAACCTTCATTGCCGTCATGCGTCTTCGTCTCCTTTAAGATTGTCGAGCTGAGTTTGCCAGTGTGCTACATCATCGTGGAACCCGAGCTGCTTAGCAAGACGGATCTCTTCACGAAGCTTCTGACGTTCAATTACGAGTTGATAAGTCATATTTTCTCCTTTCAAGAGAACTTATTATGCGAAGGGATTATTCTCCGGTTTACGCGTAGAACCCGGTTCCTGTCGACTAACCGTTACGTCTTTGCTTTCCGGATCGATACCCGTCTCTTCCTGAAACTTCTTTTTAGCATTTTCAAGAGAGTCTGAATATACCCAATAAATACCTACAATTGTAGGGTGTGTAAATTTGTATGTGTATTGTTCCATTTACTCCTCCGTCTTTTCGGTCTCCTCCTCATCAATCAGAGTTTCCTTGACGTGTTGACCGAAATTCTTCATAGTCTTCCAAGCCTCAGTGACGTCATCCATTTGTTCGGAGACATATTCACTTGCCTTATGACCGACCATTTCGCCGACTACTACGGCGCCGATACCGAAACCAATCTTCTTAATGAGGTTTGCACCTACTGGAAGGGTCGCCTTGACTGCATTGCCAACCACCATACCAGTGGAAGTAGAGACAAGTCCGGTTACAATCATCTTTGCAATTTCATACTTCATGATGTTTCCTTTCAAGAAATTAATACTGGGAATTAGGGCGCCTGTAAGCGGTCGTTTAAGACTACTCCTCTTGCTCGTCGTAGCTGGGGGTAACGTGCTCTGGAGAGTCCCCGAATATATTTAGTTACTGCATTCCTGCTTGACGCTGGTTTGCTTGCCACGCCTGAAATGCTGCGAGTTCATCACTATTTACAGGATTGGCGGTTTCGTTAAGAGTGACTCCTACAGCTCCCGCTACAGGGAGATCTACCTGAGAAACAGTTGACTGCTGCTTCTGCTGATGTCCCTGGAGCTGTGCCTCGGACCGTGCTCGTGCAGTTTCCGCGGAGTTAATCAATTCTGCCGGAAGCAATGCGTTCGTGAATTCGGTAGCTGCTGCCGTGTTTGTAGTGAGTTCCTCGATCAAATTCGAGAATGCTTCAGAAGTCACAAATGCAGATGCATATTCCGGAGTCTTGAGGAAGAGACCATCTTCAGTGCGACGACCGATAGACGCCTTAACCATTTCTTCGAAGGTTTCGATGATGAGCAAGGGATCGCCAGACTCACCAATTCGCTTGAGACGCTCACCATACGTCTTGATGGCATCTTCAGGATCTAAAGTACCCTGCGTTTTCCGAAGAATATCCTTAGAGAATTCAATCTTTGTGAGGTTGAAGTAGAAGTCCTGGGTAACCTTCTGACCGTCGACATTGGTGAAGGTAACTGCTTTCTTAAACAAAATATACTCTTTCTTTAGCGGCGGGTAGCGAGATAGGCGTCTGTGTAGACAGTGTTTTGTTCTTTGATGTAGGAGTCAACGTATGTCTCCTTCTTCAAACCGTTGTAAGTGACTTCCATGTAAAGCCCTTGAACCGCATCGGTTGATACCAAGGCCTTCCAGTGATGAAGAACTTTAGAGAACCAAACAACGTAAAATTCGTTCCGAGGAATCTGTGCGTCCTTGATAAGAAGACTGTTGTATTCCATCGAAGCAATATCAAGAGCCTTATTGATAAACTCCATGTTGCTTGCTGGTTCTTCAATGATTGGAAGCGCCTTGACTCCAAGGTCAAAGTCTGGATTTGGATCGCGAGGAATTCGATCTGCCATAATAGCTCCTTTCAAGAGCAGTCAAAAACAAAAGAGGAGTACCTGTATATTCTACAAGCACTCCTCTCGCGTGACGTTAGTTTTCGTCGTCACCTTCTGGGATAGTTACATATGTCGTTTCCGTCTCTTCCTCGTAGACGACTTCTACATCCGTTTCCGGCTCGCTACGGGAAACCAGTGCGAAGGCGATAATGCCGCCGATGATGGTTCCGCCGAGAACGATGCCCTTACGGATAAGAGTCTTCTTGGGGGAAGGGAGGGACGTGATGTTGTAAGCCATTGGGATTCCTTTCTGAGTTACTTACGTGTCATTATAGCCCTTGTATTTTACGCGTCCGAGCTAGTTTCAAGCATTTCTCGACCTGCATCGGTCAGCTCAAAGTCTCCACGACAACCACAAGTGCAGCCATCAATTAGACCTTTTCGAATTAATCGATTAAGTTTTGCATTAATGACTTTAGGTGGAATAGTGTTCCAGAGATTATGAATATCGGAGATCAGAACGTTCTTAATGCGATAGATCTGAATGGGGTTTCGATAAGACTTTGGGACACCATACAGTGCTGGCCGATACTCAAGATGCGAGATAAGGGCCAACACGGATTCGGTAGGGATATATTTCGCTTGAATTTTATTCGGCGTACGCAACGGCAGACTCAAGTGCGGTTGCTGTAGGATCTTCTTGCATCTTCTCGCGCTCTTCCGTAACTACAGCCTGGAGGAGCAGCAAGTAGTTGATGTGGTCCGTGATCTTCTCATTCCACATCTCTTCACCGAAGATGTCGTTGCTGTTACACATGTCATAAATCGAAACTGTGTGCTTAGCCATCATACCTTGAAGTGCTTTCTTGGCGTCACAACCCTGAAGTGCTGCGGCTACCTTGAAATTATGCAAACGATCGGTATCTGTCGCATATTCAGTCGACTTCTTGAGCAATACGTTAGACGACCGATCAAGCTGCTCTTCGATCACGCGGTTAAATTTATCGGCATTCATTTAAGTCTTCTTTCTTAACGCAGTCGGTGGTAGTTACGAATGGGTGTTGCGGAGTAGCGGAATGCGAGTACTGGACGGTGCTTCGAATCCAGCGATGATGAGAACTGAAGCTCCAGAGGCATATCCAGAGTCCAACCAAGTTCCTCACCAATCTCGGTATGTGGCAATCCTACGCGCTCATAGAAGTCGTTCAGTGAGGCGTAGCTGTCATTAATAATGAGGTAGTTGATATCGTTCTCAGCCTTACGAAGCGTCTCATGGTCACACCAGAAGAATTGCTGAGTAAACGTCTCAAGACACCGAACTCGACCCTCTTCGTCAGGAACAATCAAGAGTGACTCTGGCATTTTCTGCACGGTCTCTTCAGCAATCTTTGTATGGACTGCTTCTGCCTTGCGTTCGCCAAATTCTTTCTTGACATATTCCTGATAGTCGCTGTAACTCCGCTCAATCAAAGAATAAGCCCCAGCAAGTGCAGCGGTGCGTCGGTTTGAAATATGATTTGCTCCGACAATGCAAGAGACCGTAACTATGCCTGTAGCTGCCGCAGGAACATAGAACAACCAAGTCTCTTGGAATACTTCGCGAGGAGTAAGCTTCTCTCCCTTGAACTCTTCGGCGATATCGATCTTGCGAATGGCTTCGGGAGTAGCGCGAACAGCCATAATCGCCGTGGTAGCTACCCCAGCAACTGCAATCCCCGTAAGAATACTCGGAGCATGATCGACGAGAGCCTTACGAGCACCCTTGGCAAGTATGGACAGTTTACTCATTCTGAATCTTTTACCTTTCTCAGAGCCCTACGCTCCTTGATATTCTGAATTACTGCAATGGACCCAAGAATCGAAACAATGGTCCAAAATGCTTCTGGCGTGATGTTATCCATTTAGACTCCTTCGTAACGACGAGCAAATGATGCGGTTGAGTGAATTATAAAACTTGGTGTTTCGAAAGCATCGAGAACGATCCAATCTGTAGGACAAAGTGCTTCCCAGATCTCATCACCATTAGCGTCTACGGTGATAAAATCGATGGTGTGCAGGAAGTTCTCGTCATCATTTGTAAGATATTTTGGATCGGCAGTAGTACCGTGCTTCTCAAAAAAATCCAGAACAGCTTGACGATTCTCTTCGCCCTTGAACTGAATAGCTTCTACTTCATAAACCTTGCGCTTGAACTTAAGCGACTTTTCCATGATAGTCTCCTTTCAAAAGACAAACAAAAAAGAAAGGCTAATGTCTCAGGTTACGGCTGGGTACGTAGAACATTATGAGTCGCTTTTTACTTCGGCGATACCTTTCTAGAAAAGATCTCTCTTCTCCATTATAGCCCTTGTATTTTACGCGAATCTATCCTTCGACCGGTCGCGACATGAATATGTATTCTCGGTTGACAAATGCCGTCTTAACAAAACCATATTTGCTGTAAAATGATTTCAAGACCTCATTATCAGGTCCAATCGGATGACCATACCTACGGACCTCAAGATTCAGCACGAGATTGTGTTCATCTGCATATTTGGTGACCTTCTCCATGAGAGCAGACGCATGGCCCTTGCGACGTTCCTTGGCAAATACGTGACTAACCGAAGCCATGCCATTACCAAAATCGTGGAGCTGTAGGGATGCAGATTCGTGTTTGAATGTGGTGGTTTTAGCATTCATGGCGGGTCTCCCGTTTAGCTTCCATAAAATTTCATTTGCTGAGCTAGTTGTAGGTATGTTACGAAGTATCTTAAATATAGTCTCAGCCATTAGCTTTCTCCTTAGTCAAAAACCTAAGACCGTGTTAGGGTCTTAAGTTTTAATAGGTATTAGTCTTCGTCGGATGAGGTTGCTTTGTCTACGACAATCTTGCTAACCGTGTCGAGGATCGTGGCGGCTGCGAGGACGGCAGCGGCTCCAACAGCAACATACTTAACAACGTTCTTAGCTACTCGCTGAACGTCTTCGGGCGTTACTGAAGGGGTTACTGCTTCCTCGGAGACCGGCTGATCCTTAACAAGCTTAACTTGGATGTGGCGGTTTTTAAACATTTCTGTCTCCTAATAAAAGTGGGTAATATCTTCTATTATAGCCCATGTAATTTACGCGAAGACAAAAAGAAAGGGCTTGTTAGGCCCCTTCTCTCCCTATCGTCCAAACCGATCTCGTTGGTTGCGCTCACGCCGGTCTACTTCACGCTGCCAGGTCTTGGCATTACGTGCTTGGGTAATGCTATTGAGACCCTTTGAGCCTGCCGTGATAGCCATGGATATGATGACCACGGTTTCGAGAGGGTGCTCTTTTGCAAACGTAACTGCTTTGTCACGTGCCTCGGTATACTTCTTCTTAAAATCTTCACTGAATACAGACATTATTTTGCAACCACCTTTGCTAGTTCTCGACCGTTGGGACCATCTGACCACTCGTAATAGTGCTTGAACATTGAATGCGGCATCGTCACCCAATATGGCGGAGTTTCTGATGCATCCATAACAATGTATTCGCGTTCGGAATCTCTCGTTGGAAGAGACTCACGAATTTCTTCAACTCGATCGTCAGGGATATTCAAGTCCTTAACCAAACCTGGAAGAGATTTGCGATTCAGTTGTGCTGCAAAAAGTTTGTCGCCAGTGAGTTTGATTCTGGGCATGATTACTTACCCTTTCTTGCGCGACGTGTAGCTTTATATTCGGCGTAATTTTTTTGAGCTTTTTCTTTCTCGAGTTTAACGTCTGGCTCGAGCTCATCCATACGCTCAATAATCTGGTTGCCTTGATAAATAAAGTTGTCTATCCGATTCATTATTTTCTCACTAGGCGTCTTTACCTCAGATAAGAGAATTAGGGGTAGAACTTTAATGGTTCGGACGGCGAGCATCTTTGTAAGTTTAAGTTGCTCGGTTGTAGCCGGTCTTTCTTCGAGCATGTATTGCTTAAATTCTTTTACTGTACGAACAGATTTGTATTCAGACATTATTTCTCCTTATTCAAAAGGTGGGCAGACAAAAACCTAAGACTTGTTAGGTCCTAGGTCTTGGGGTTATTTCTCTTCTTTTTGGGCTTTCTTTTCACGTCGGTGTTCGAGGCTTGTTCGAATCAAGTTCTCGGCAAGCTTACCGACACGATATCCAGTGTACAGGAGTGATCCTGCAATGAGTACCAGTGCTACGGTTTGGGCTGCATCGAGTTCAATATTCGTTTCTTCAGTTTCGATTTCTTCGGTGTCCATGATAGTTCCTTTCGGTTGAGGGTTTCATTATAGCCCTTGTTATTCTCGCGAGTCCGAATCCTCGTCACCCTCGATAACTCGTTTAGCCGTATCTACAGCCTCCTCGGCGTATTGTGTGGCCATTCCCAGAAACTCTAGATCCGACTTGTAAGCCACTCGTTCGATGACATGCATCAAAAATGCCCCGGCAGCTAATCCAGCTCCTGCAACGATCGCATAGCCAGTTTTAGTCGAACGCTTAGGGTTGTTAATTTTCATCTTCTACTCCTTTGAACTTTGCGCGAAGGCGGTATACCTCAGGAAATGATGCGCCGATCTCTGTGAGGATCTCGTGACGCTTGCGATCGGGGATGTCGAGACGAATATCAAGCAGTCGGTTCATCTCTTGTTTATTGAGTGTGTGATAACGTTCTGATAGATCTTTGTATTCTTCTTCGAGTTTCATAATTATTTCTTATCCATTGCAGTGTCAAGAAGATTACTAAGACCTTCCATTACAAAATCAATTTTCGTCTCGACATCCCAGTGTTCAGTCCATGATTCATTACCTAGGACTTCCATCATGTCATCCGTAAGCTTTTTGATCTTCTTGTATCGAAGATAGTCTTTAATCTGCTTACGAATTCCTACAGCGGCAAGAGTTGCTGCTACACTAATAGTTACTACAGCTACGTTGTTCACAAAGTACTCCCATTTTGAATGTTTTGATGAAAAAGCAAAAACCTAAGACCGTGTTAGGGTCTTAAGCTTTGAAGGTTAGTCTTCTTCGGTTTCTTTTTCGGTTTCTTCGTCGTCTTTCTCGAGTGCTGCCTTGATGGCCTCGCTCGCGAAGTGTACGCCGATGGCAATGACAGTGCCGATAACAATTCGTTTGACAATGTGCTTTGCCAGCTTGCGCTGTGCTTCTGTGAGTTTGGCATCTTTGACTTCGTCGAGGATGATTACGTTTTCTTCCATAATGATCTCCTTAATAGATGTTCTTTCTTCTATTATAGGGCGTGTAATTTTCGCGACGGTCAATTTTTTATAGCACTTGTAGAAAAACATAAACCACGTGTAAGGGGTTCGAATTTCTTCCTTACACGCAGCCTATGCTTCGTTCCTGTGTCTGGGTTATACAGGTCTATATTTTCGTCTTCATGACAAACGACAGTGCCTTTGAGGTGACTGGGCCAACGTACTCGTGTCCGAGGATCAGGACGATACCTGCAAGGTTTCCGGCGACAGACAGAATGTTGTTCTTATCGAGCTTCGTAGTGCCAGTGGTGGCTTTGAATTTCGACAGTTTTTCAAGCTGATCTGCTGCGTCGGAATATTCCTTTGAGGTAGGATCGTGTTCCAACAGAGTGTTGAGTAGTTTTGCAATCACATCATCGATAGTTGCGTTTTGTTCTTGAGTCTGGTTGTTAGACATGGGTTCTCCTTTCAAGAGGTTCTCATTATAGCCCGTGTAATTTACGCGCTAGTCTTCTTAACTTTGAGGACTAGCGGATCACCATCAGCGAGCTTGTCAAACCCAGTCTCCAACTCAAGGGTTGCAAAATCCTTCTCGGGATTGGTTGTATCAATTACAAAAGAACCGCCGAGAGGAAGCGCATTAACTGCCGACTGAACTACAGCTGCCTGGACCTTGCTGTAGGTGCGCTTACTCAGTGCTAGAATGACACCGAGGAACGTAGTCAATGCAACTACCGTACCTACGACCTTCTCCGGCTCAGGAAAGCCCCACAACAGCGCAAGAGCTGAATAGAGCGTACCTAGTGCCGGAAGAACATACTTTACCGTTGCGTTCAACGTGTCGTATACCTTGTCGCTAAGGACAAACCCAGTAATGGGCGTTACATCATTTGATTCATCTACGTGATCTCCCACGTTTTACTCCTATTTTGAAGTGTTTACATCTTCTCGTTCGAGGGGCGTCAAACCTGCCTCACGAAGCTGTCGGCGAAGGATAGAGACATGCTCTTCGGCTTCTCGACGCTTCTCATCGGCTTCATCTCGTTCGGCTTCAGCTTCTCGAGATCGTTTAAGGAGGTTTGTGTTACGTACTCGTTCGCGGCCAGCAGCTCCGGAAAGCCATTTAAAGATACCAGTTCCTAACGCAACTAATACTGCTCCACCGCCCCCAGCCCCCAAAATGGTTGCAATATCCTGTGCGTTCAATGGTTACCCCTCTCTGGGTGCGAGTTGGTAGCGCCTAATCTCAAGCCAACGAACTGCACACACAAGAAGAGCAATAAATGCAATTCCCATAGCAAATGGCGAAGCATGGCGTTCGTACAAGATAAGCACATAGAATAGAACGCCAATACCCATAGACAATAGTCCCGAACGCTCAAGCCACCAGATTCCGGGTAGGACTGCGATCGAGCCTAGAAGCGCTCCAAACGATACAAAACTAAACATTGCGATGACTAGCGTTAAAGAACCCAAAGCCCGCTCGTATGTCTGCGGTGGGTGTGCTAGTCCATTAACCCCAATTATAATGAAGATCAAATATGCAAGGAATAGCAAAATTCGAATGTTTCGAGGTTCGGCAATCTTCAGATAGACGGCTTGAAATGACTGTAGTGCTTTGTTAATTAGCGATACCATAGTTGTCCTAGTTTTCATTATTGTAAATCTCATCGTCATACCCCCATATGATTATTCATCTACAACTTTGAAAGTGGGATAAGATTTTATACCTTGACTGTCAAATGATCGAATATATTCAGTGACTCGCGCCTTACGCTTTTGAGTAATATCGGTACCTGAGTACGTAACTATATCACCGAGGAAATAGTCCTTGCGATACTCATATGGAATATCGAGTGGTACTTCCCCATCATATAGTCGGACCAATCGACCATTTTCCGAAGCCATGGCCTCAACTCCTCGTTGAATAAGGAGCTTATCATAGACTTCCGGGACATGATCTGCCGGTTGAATATCTTCAGCATTAACCGTAATAACGTGACGATCGTATCCAGAGACTGAGTGTGGAGTACCAAGACTACTAACTACACGAACGCCTTGCTGATGCCAAACATATGCAATATTGGCAAACTTCTCATCCGACTCCAAATATGATGGATCAATCAAGGTATCCATATCCGGACTGAATATAAGATTCTTACGCTCAACACCGGTGTATACCTGAAACCAAATCTGCGGAACCCCATTAGGGAATTTCGTTATAATTCGGAATCCAACATTTGCTGCGTCACAAAGCGACTTCAAGGTATCATACAGATTAGAAGCTCGCTCAGGCTTAACGTCGATTACTGTAGTGTCTGTCGATAGATTCTCAGTATAAAATCCAGGAATGGCATCATATGGTGAGATTCCAGTTCCATCTTTACAGATGATCGTTACCAGACTCGAAATTACATTGCCGATTACTCCGGAACCAACCCAACTTGGGCTAATGCCTCGCTTAGCAAGTAGATAGGTGAGTGTACGTCCAGTTACAGTAAGCAGCTTTCGACCTTCATCCTGACTTTCCAGAATGGATTCAATCTTCATTACAAAGTCAGTATCAGCTACTCGAATAAAGTTAGTTCGCCTGAGTAGATTTTTTGTCTTTTCAGTTGGCTGACATACGAGCTTGAAATCGCCATGACCAATATAACGTTCAGTCCAGATAAAAGACTCATATTCATCGATCACATCGAACGCTTTGTATGCTCCATCCAAAATAAATACATCTGGTTTTGGTGTTAACATTTAAAGCCCCAAATATGAAGTTTGACAGGTCATAGTGAATGGCATAATACCAGTCTGTCCTGCTACTGGAACCACATCTACCACAAACGTATTAACATTTGCATCCAATTGCATAGACAATGATCCATAAGTAAGATTGTCTAGTGCTGGAATAGTATATGTAGACCTAATGATATAGAGTCGCTTCTCACCAGATATAGTTTGAACAATCAGCTGATCTCCAAGGCGAAGATGATTGGGCTGTGGGAATTCCATAACCATATCTTCATCTACTCGACCATTACTAATAATAACTTTAGTGATGTCTGAATATACTACGAGTTGTGCTTGGAAACCTACGGGAGCATCGCCCTGATATGGTACAACCAATGATTCTCGAGTCCATCCAGTTCGAGTCAAGAAATCGGGTTTGTAGAAATATGGCTTAGGGCAAATGATTGACACCATAACTTCAGGCTCTTTACTGAATATATTTGGCGTAATCGATTCGACATAACCAACAATATCTACATCATTTGGTGCCCCAGGTTCGGGGTTAAAGAATTTAAGGGTAAGACCACCCTCAGGCGGAAAAATGGAGTATAGTTCACGCCTGAGGGTTTCTACGGTCTTACCAGTCTTCGAGACGGACCCGTAAGCCATCTTGAAGGTTATATTACGCTGCCCTGTCCGAGCCGACTGAAAGAAACCACCAGCCTGATTAGCATATGGTGAAGTCAAGATATCGGCTTTAACTGGCCCAATTCCGCCAATTTCTGTGATGACATACGGGCTGTCATTCTGAATTGCTGTAACGGGAATCAGAGCCTTAAAAGCTCCTACCGCATTATAGACTTCGACGCTAGTCAGCATTATTTAATCAAAACCCCTTTCGCGGCTGAGAGCTGGTTGTTTGTGTTTCGGTAAATCTCGGACGGAGACAGAGCCTTAGGTGAATAGTTATTTTGTTCAAACTTAACTATAGTCTCACCAGGCTGATTATTTTGCTGTACGGTTGCATTTGACTGCTCAATCTGCTGTTGACGAGCGACATTCTCACGTTCGACAAGACTGGATGCCTTAGCGTACGTTCCATCAATAGCCAATGTTGGTCCACCCGGAATCATTCCACTAATTTGATCCGCACCTCGTTTAACCGAAGATAGGTCTACAACTGGTCGAATGACTGGCTGCATATTAAGATCGCTAAAGAGTCCCATTACTGAAGCTTTATTTAGCGTGTCACCAAGAGTACTCAAAGCAGTTTTAGCCATCGTGGCAGAGGCTATACCAACCTTAGGCGTTTCTTGTTCGATACCGCCAACGAAACCTTCGCCTGAATATACACCCAACTTGTGGAATTCCTTAGAGGGTGAGTTACTGTCAATAGCCTGTTTTGCTCCAGAAATTGCCTTACGACCCATTTCCATAGCGCTACCAACAACATCCTTGATCTTGCTAGCAAGACCACCAGTCATACCATCAGCAATTGCCATAGCAAGTCGTCCACCAGCATCGCGCATGGCCTGTGAGTTATTTTCGATACCCTTAGCAACGCCATCAACAAATTTAACCACTAGATTCATACCAGAGTTAATGATTCTATCGAGGTTATTTGCAATCCCATCAATAAAATTCACTATGACATTTGTTGCTGAAGTTACTACTTGCCCAATATTATTAGCAATGCCATCCAAGAACCCGATAAGGATCTTCATACCCGCATCTACAAATTTAGGGATGTTATCCACGAGTGTTTGCAGAAGCAACATGATAAGATTGAACAAGGTAGCTACAATCTTAGGGGCCATAGTATTAATAGCGGTCAATATCGAATCGAGCAACGTCACCATTGCCTGAACAAAGGTTGGGCCATTTTCACCGATCACCTTAGCGAATGCTACTACGCCCTTACCAAACTGCTCGAAAGCGTAAGGAAGAAGTCCTAGCAATCCTTGGATAAATCCGATGAGAACAATCGAACCTGCGGCACCAGCAGCGGCAGCAGCAGTAAGTCCTGCGGCAAATAGAAATAGACCTGCACCGGCTAGCATTACACCAACACCAATGAGTCCAATTGCAATGCCCAAACCGATAAGCACTGGAATAGCTGGCGTCAATAGTGCCGCACCAAGACCAATGATCAATAGTGAAGCCGCCAACATAGTCAAACCCTTACCGATTGCCTCCCATGACATTTCACCAAATGCAAGCAGGACTGGCGCTATAACACTCAAAGCAAATGCCACAACAAGCAAAGCCGCAGCCCCTGGAAGAGCACCGGTCATTCCAGCCATAGCAAGCGTAATAACCAGGAGAGAACCAGCCAAAAGCACAAGACCCTTAGCAATTTCTTCCCAAGACATACCGCTCATATCTTTGAGTGCGCTAGCAATGATCTTCAGAGCAGCAGCTACAGCAACCAAAGCAACTGCATTAACGATCATATTTGGTGGCATCATATTCATAGCAGCAGCAATACCAACGAGTGCAATACCCATTGTTAGAAGACCCTTGGCTAGAGTCTTCATATCTTTAGCTCCAAGATCCATGATCACATCAGCCATGATCTTCATCGCAGCAGCAAGAATCACAACGCCTGTCGCAGCCGCAACCATTCCAACAGCACCTTGAGTCCACTTGATGAAGAGAACGATCTGTGCCATGAGAATGTCAAGAGCCAAGAAACCCTTAACAAGCGTTTTGACATCCATAGAACCGAAGTCCTCAACTGCAGATGCCATAATCTTGATTGCCGCCGCCAATATGACAATCGCTGTTGCTTGACCGATTGCACCTGGACTTACTTGTGCAAACTTGGTCCACAATGTTAGTGCACCCAACAAAGCACCAACACCAATGAGACCCTTAGCAAGCTTCTTCATATCCATTTCAGCAAACGTCTTAACTGAAGTCTCAAGAATCTTAATAGCTCCAGCAAGAATAACCAACCCAATGGCGGTCGGAATCAAATTTACTGCATATTTAGACATGATGCGGGAAGTAACAGCAAGAGCGCCCAAGAGAACCACCACTGCGCCTAGACCTTTTACCAAGGTCTTCCAATCCAGCTTGCCGAGTTTCTCAACTGAGCTTGCAAGGATTCGAAGGGCGACCGCAATAAGAACCAACGCTACAGCTAGTCCAGCCATATCTGCCGGATTTGCCAAGCCAGAGATCTTATCGAAGACTGCCATGCCCGTAAGCAATTGGGCAAACATTACACCCATAGCCGAAAGGGCTACTGTAAGCTTTCCTGAATCAATGGTTGACAAAGCAACGGCAGATGCAGTAAGAATGCCGACAGCAATTGCAATCGCTACAAGTGTTCCAGCCTTAAGCTGTGCTTGCATAGCACCAAGCGTATCTGTAAGCCCACCAAAGACTTCCTTAATGGACTCGATAATACCTGGACCATCGCCACCGAAAAGATCCTTGATTTGGTCAATTAGACCGCCACCAAAGAAGAATTTTCGGAACATAAGAATTAGACCACCGATAAGGCTCACATTTATAATGTCAAGAACCTGATCGAAGTCCATATTCTTAAGTGCACCACCGATTTGAGAGCCGATATTGCGGAAGAAATCACCAACAGGCTTGAATAGCCCACCTAGATTTCGGAGCCAACCAATAAAGCCACTCCATGCTCCTGCTGCACCTGCGCCTAGCTTCTCGAAGAAGTTAAAGCGCTCCCCCATCTTAGCGATGCCTTCGTCAACACCATCCACTGCATTCTGGAAGCCTTGAACCATGTCTCGGATCAGATCGGCTACCTTACGAATGATCTTGGCTGGATACTCTGCTGCTTTACCGAGTTTGTCAAAGAACTTATTGAAGCCTTCGCCACTCTTGATCGCTTGTGTAACCTTAACTAGCCAGTCACCAATATCACCAGTAAAGTTTAGAATATTCCCTCGACCACCTTGGAATGATCCAAAGAGTCGCCCAACTACACCAAGAAGTTTTCCTATGATAGTAAAACCAAGGTCGAATACCGAAAATACGCCACGGAAAGTTCGCTTTAGATTAAGCATTTCGTCTTGACCGAGCACCAAAGAAGCCATGAAATCACGGAACTTCTGTGTATATTCGACCAATCGTTGGGCAGTAATCGGTGGGAATATCTCTCGAAATGCATCGCCAATGGGCTTGATGATATTCATAATGGCCGCAAAGCCAAGCGCTATACCATCAATACCAATATCTCGACCGCCTAGATCCTGCCACTCTTTGATAAGTTTATTACGAGCATCACCAGCAGCGCCGATCATATCACCAAGCGTATTATTGACATTGGTGAACATAACCGTAGCAGAATCAAAGTCGCCAAGCAACAATTCAAAGGTAGAAGCCCATGAAGAGCCTACTGATTCCTTCAAGGTACCAATCAGCTGAGTCCAAGTACGAACCTTAGTTGCAGCCTCTTCGGCCATAACTTGCTGATTTTGGAACTTCTTGATCTGCTGATCGGTCAAGCCGAGGTTTTTCATCTGTTCGGCGCTAAGCTCACCAGCCTGAATCTTCAGGTAGTTCGTCATAACGTCGGCCTTCAACCAGCCCTTTTCAAGAGACCCATTGAAGTCTTTAGCTACAGCAATTGCATCGGTACCTGTACCATTAAAGGCGCCCATAGCTTTAGCAATATCAATAAGACCATTCTGCATATTCTTACTACCCATAGAGGCATTAGTAAGCGATCGCCAGTCTTCAAGAGTAACTTTACCCTTGGACATTGCCTGAGAAAGCTGATATGCAGCTCCAGAGGCTTGAGCAGCATTAGTACCAGAAGCAGCGGCTTCATTAGAGAAACCCTTAATCATAGCTGTGGCGTCTTCAAGCTTGATGCCAGCATTTGTGAACATACCGATATTACGAGTCATATCACCGAAGTTATAGATCGTCTTATCGGCATAATGGTTCAACTCTTCAAGAGCACCAGTAACCTGCTTGAGGTCCGTACCGTGCTGAGCTGTGTTAGCCAGAATCGTTTGAATAGAACCCATCTTGAGTTCATACTCATTGAAGCCATCCATGATCGGCTCGGTAGTAATTGACTTAGCGAGATTGATACCGGCATCTACAGCTTTATTTGCAATATTTGTAAGTGCCGTAATACCTACAATAGATAGTGCCGAGAACTTACTTGAGATGTTTGAAATGCCATCAGCGATCCCTTGGAAAGAGAGACGCTTAGCTGCGGCATCTACACCATCAAGACCTTTAGTTCCACCTTCAAGTTGGAGGCTTTTCTTCAGACCATCCAATGATTTTGTCGTATCTGACACACCCCGAGCGAACTGGGCATTATCAAATTTCATAGCGACGACGCGCTCATCAATGGTGCTCATGCAGAAGTCACCTCTTTCCATACTTGATTTGCTATTTTATCCATTACGGGTTTAATAGCGGGATTAATGTAATCTCGACCTTGGACATAACCACCAGTTCCAGTGCCATGTCCGTATTGTAGAATGATGGCGATAGGTACACCATTGACTACATGCGAGTTTGTCCACTCAATAGAATACGAGCGCCCGGAGACTTTAACTTCAAATCCCCAGGCACCCGCAGTCTCCCCAGACTCAACTGGCGTAGCAGAAGAAAGAGCTTTAACGCCTTCCTGACCGTAGCGTGAAAGAGCCCGGTAAATTTCTCCCCGGGACATTTTACGGAGGAAGTCGTCTGTTCTCTTCCAAGAACCTCTCGATTCGAATCTGATACGCACAGAATACTCCTATTTTGAATTAAACTGCTAGAACACCGACATCCTCAACCTTAACGGCTCCACCCGAAACTCGACCCGCATAGAATACCGGAAGGTTAGATCCAGACCAGATAGGCATCAATGCATGAATGCGAAGAGTTTTCGTTTCATTTGCTGCAAGAGTAATTTGCTTATCGACATCTATGCCAGCTGCTGTATGAACTAACCGAAGTCGAACAACTGCTCCAGAAGCATCTGCTGTGAACTTAGCCGTGATCTCACGATGAGCACCAGCAAAGAATGCTCGATTTGTAAGATCAATTGTTTGACTTAGGAGTCCGGCAGAGGTATTTGACTGAGCAACTCCTTCAGACAAAGTATAGCCAGTTGAATTCCATCCAATAGTTCCATTGAAACTGGGATTTCGAAGCATATTGTGACGGAAAGATGACCGACTATTTGCCATGAACAATCCACCCATAGTTGTAACGATAAGACGTCCAGCATCACGCTCTGCTGCTATGAAATCCATGATCTCATTAAATGTAGCGAGAGTGATTTTACCAGTCAGATCAACCTGGGATGGATGCAACATCAACTGAATACCCGATCCAAGTGATTGCGCAGTTTGAATTCGAGTAATCATTGCTGCAGATGAAGTTTCATTATCCATAGTCCAATGGGTTTCACCATTTGACGGATTACCATCCAAGTCTCGATAAAGACCTGGACCATATCCGCTGGAGAATGCATGACTTTCAAGAACATACCGAGCAGGTTCCCACTTTGCTGTGAAATAATCGGGGCTACTCGTTCCAACCCATGGGTCCAAGAGGCCAGTACCTGTTACTCCAGGAGGAGAATACAGATCTATGGACTGAGTTGGTATATTCGTCTGAAGTAAATCCTTTGAGTCCAGAATCTGAACCTTTAGAGCTGCTGTATCAGCCGCATCCAAATGGTCCATACCATGATCCACAAATTCAATACCATAATGTTTTGCCCAGTAATTGTAATCATCCCAAGTAACGCCGAGATTTTCAGCAAGTCCCAAACGATATGCACTCGGGTTGATCACAAAGGAAGAGGGGAGATTCTTTTCTAGCAGTTTAGGCAGAAGCTTATCCCGGAAAGGAACTGCTCCATGATCCCAACGAAGTGCAAGTACTGCTACACCATTTGAACCGAGAGATCCTCCACGACGACGAATAAATGCGTCTCTAAGAGCCATATTAGACATAGCGTAATCCGAAGTCATAGCACCGGAAATATCAGTCATTGCATATGGATCAATCCAATTATTCCAAGCACCTGTAGCACCAGAAAGTTTAGATCGCTCTCGTTTTCCAGGATTATTACTACCATAGGTCCAGAGTGTTTGCATAAATACAATCGTTGAACCAAATCGGTAATCGCCCTCAACCACAAATATACCTGGAGCTCTAGTCAATCCAGCAGGCCAGTTTACAATTGAATCCGCTGTCGCTTGATTAGGAATAACCCAAGTTCCAGCATCTATAAAAGTATTAAGGTCGGCTCCAGTTGGCAACCAACCTCGACTTGATGGATTAAGAATTGCCCAGTTTGCTTCGTTCGCAGTAGAAAATGTGGTTGTTGACGTGTGGGGTGTAGTACAAATCATCAAGTTGCCACGAGGAGATATAGCCCATTGATTCAAAGCATACATTGTACTAGGACGCCACTTAGCAACAAATCCTGGAACTTCGCTCAAGTTAGAAAATGCAGTTCCCACAACGCTTCTAAGAATACTTGCCTCTGCCGCATATCCAGCAACGTTAAGATGCAAGCCATCAAAGTCATATTCGTCTCGAATTTGAGTATCGCTCAGTGAAATGACTGAATCGAAGTCGAAAAGGCGAGTTACGGTTGAAGGAAGCGCCGTTCTCAAAGCATTGTTATAAGCTTTACGTTCAGCCAATTGACTCGAATTGTGCGCTTCATTAACAGCTATAGTAACCAAACTAATATCATTAGATAGATACTGTTGAATCTTCCCAATAATAGTTGCTCGATCGACTGCCATTTGCGCAGCATTACCACTGATAAGATCGTTGATCCCCAATTCAAGAATGACATGATCCGGACGAGCAGTAACCCCATCCCAACGATTGAGCTTCCATGTACCCAATGCAAAATTCGCTAACGTATCGCCGGAAGAAGAAAGATGCATTGGTGCTGCTACATTGGCTCGAGCCCATTGACTAATTGTCGAATCAATGAGAGACCTAGAGGTACCAGTACCATTAGATTTAGAGTCTCCAACAACAGCTACAATTGGCACAGTTGTTGGAATTTCCGTTTCAAAGTGGATATCCAAAGGTACTGCACTTTTAATTGTTCCACCAGATGGAGCAAGATCTGCAGCAACATCAACCCCAACATGCTCATAACCATAACTAACCATATAGGTAGGCGCAGTTGTAGCCGTATATGTAAAGGAAAACATTCTAGGCACATTATCGCCCACTGGGAGATCAATCCATGAAGAAATCCATGCATCTCCATTATCTGGAATATTTACATTCTCTGCTATTTTAAATGGGGCAGATTTAAATGTGTTTCCAGTACCTTGATCACCAAAGTACACTTTATTAAGTGTTACGCCGCCACCTTGTACCAAACCATCATATCGGCCATTACGAAGACTGATTCGAACTCTAAATCGCCGACTTGGTATAGCCCACAACAAAGGCAAACGCCAAGTGCCCATAAGTGGCGCATTTAAGGTTGCCCGAGAAGAAGTCAGTGCTAGCGGTACAGTTTTCCATCCCGATGGCGTAGACATTGCTGAGGCCTTAGCATTAACAATGAGTACCCAAGATCCCCAAATGTTATTCACTCGCCTATTGTAGTAAATATTACCATCAATAGTTTCGAACTTTGCGGTTCGAGTATCGGTTCGAGGGTCCACAATAGTTACAATACCTGAGCGATTTTCAGGCAGACCCAGTTGAGTTACTTTAGGAGTACTAGTAATTCGATGCGTACCTTCAGACATAGCGTCAAGAGTTGTATACGCTGTTTCCGAGGGAGGTATGTTTGTCGAAATCAAACGCCATTCATTTGCCCAAGCAGTACCATTATGCGTCAACAACAACACAAACATTCCGAAAGGCGAGTTGGTTGTTGTCCAAACTAGAGACTTATTGTTTCCAACAGTAACTTTTTCAAGAGTTCCAGCTACAGCAGCATAACTTGGGAGCGCAGGAACGTTAACAAACGTGGTCGATACAGACGATGAAGCAACCTTATGAATGCCATCAACGAGTGCGTCAATGTCAGTGTTTGCTGAGAGAGTAGCCTTAATCCATGAAGGTTGAGTCCAGGGATTCCATGTTGTTCCAGAGGACATGCTTCGTTCATAAGTAGCTGTACTAATACCCATGGACCATACAATTTGTTTTGTATAGCTATATCCAATTGGTCCTCGACGAATCGAAATTATAAATGGTGCTGTTGCGCCGGATGGAGCATTAGCCATGGTAGCCAGGTTAGTAGCTGTAGCTACATACCATTCACCAACATCAGACAAATTCTTCAGATTATTGAAGTCTGTACCATCGGGAAGCAAACCCTTATTATGAAACTGCTCACTAATTACCCAATTAGTTGAGTCATACGTGCTACCAGAAGTAAATGTTGTTTTAGCTGAAACGATAGCTCCATCAGGAGCGATTACTTTCTGATTTGCCGTGTAGGCGGTATTAGCTTTCCATACAGGAATAAGGCCTGCGGTAGATTGTGCAACATTTGCTGCAGCTGCAAGAACGTTTGGATCGCTCGCTATTTTAGACGCTATAGCTGCTTGAAGGTCGCTTGATGAAGAGAAAGCTGCACGAACCTCTGGAGGGAGGTTGAAGTTTTCATCAACTGCAGGAATCTGATTGTATGTGGGCATTATGACTCCAATGTATAGAGGCCGAGGTGGCCGTTCCAATAATTACTAGAATGGCTGACCTCAAGCCTCCATACTATTTACTCCTATTTTGAACTAGACTGTATATAAATGAGCATCAGTTGTATTTGCATTGATACTCACCGTCAACGTTGTTACATCAGAAGGGATTGTAGCTACATGACGCAAAGCCAATACTCCTCCAGAAGGAATAATATGTGTCAAAGTAGATTCACCTATAACCGATGTCACTGTTGTTCCTGAAGTTCCAGTTACAGTCGCGGTGAGTTCTCGTGTTGACCCATGAATTCCTTGTCGAAATTGAGGGAAAGTAAACGACTCCGACAAAGTTGCTCCTGAATGAATACTCAACAAATCATCTCTATATGAGATAGATTTATTAGCTACAGCCATTCCAGAAACCGTCAATACCAATAGATTTCCAGCATCTCGTTGCTCCACAATATAGTCCATGAGTGCAGCAAAATCTGCCAGCGACATTTGACCGGCAGATCCAATATTATTACCATGGAACATCAGAACTACCCCACACTTCCAGTCTCGAGCGCTATTAACTCGAACTTTAGCGTTAGATAGAGTGTACGCGTCTAAGGAATAATGAATCTGACCGTCTCGCATTATGCCATCTAGAGGGCGATAATATGTATCTGAAAGATATCCTGACGCTAGCCCATAATTCGCAATTATATTTTGTCCGGCTCGAGTATCAGCCCATGATGAAATGGTATTTGAGGGTAGATATCCGCCCCATGTAACTGATCCTCCTGGAGGAGCAAAACAATCGATGGGTAGTCTAGGCATAGCTGCTCGAAGTGTAGCTAAAGCACCAATCGTTTCTGCATCAATTTCAGCGTCAGTAGTTGCTTCACCATGCGTTTTACCATGAGCCCAAACTTCACCACCATATTGTATGCAATTTGCTTGGATTGTAGCAAATGAACCTTCAGGAATAGGAACACCATTAATAGATTCTGAAGTGGTAACTCGAGTAAAAGGTAGTTTTCTCGAAGCTATAATCGGAATCAAATTTGCGGCGGTTTCTGCATGAGCATCATCAAGACGAATTGAAATTACGCCTCTATCTGCTGTACCAATAATGCCTTTTCGAGCTTGAATTTTCTGTTTTAACAATTCACGTCGAGCAAGACCAGTTTGAGCACTACCAGTTTTTAAAGCACCAGCATCGGTTCGAACCCAAGGAAACGCATTAGTACCATCAGTATTTAGACGTCGCTCATATACTTCAGGTATTGCAGTAACTGTGGTATAACGCTGTAGTACGGCTATACCTACTCGACGGTTTTCAAGATCACCATTAGTTGTAGTAGGTCTATTCGCAATGGAAGCTGAAGTTACACCATAAGTTCCATCTTCGGTGGTTGTATTTAAATCTGCGGTTGACGCAAGCAACCCTCTATATATTTTAGCTACTGCGGCTTCAGCATCGATTTGTCGCCAAGCACTAAACCCTGTCCCATCACTCATACCTCGTCTTGACCATAGGGTCGAAACTGCCTGATTGGTTCGATATTCTTGCACAATTGCATTGGATGCTACAGGAACTACAGTGCAATTACCATACGCTTCGATTGGGGGACGATCAGTAACTGCTAGGTTTGTTACCGGAAACGTTGAAGGTGTAACTTTAGAATTTAGACTACCCGAAGTCATAGCAGACTTATTCCAAGCTAGTTGTGCCTGAACCGCGGCATCGCTCATTGCCGTTACCGCAGCGTCTTTAACTGTCGGATCTTCTGCAAGTATATCTGAAATTGCTCCAGACATTTCATCTGATTGAATTAGTGCATTTCTAATTTCTGGTGGGAAATTAAAATTCTCATCAACTGCTGGATAATTCTCATATACCGGCGTCATTAATCCACATCCAAACTAAAGAATCCAGGAGTAGAATTCTCTTTCAATCGTGAAACTGGCGTTCGCTTAAATACGCCATCAGTATTTGTACTTCGAATATCTCGTTTAGTATCACTAAGAACTAGTTGTGCCAAACCAGTATCTGGATTCGGAACCAACTCGAAGAACAACCATGGCATGAGCTCTACTAGATCTGTAGGAAACAACATCCTAGGCTCAACCAAATCGGTACCATAAAGATAATCCTCAATGGTGGCAAGTGTTCCTTCAGACAGTCGAGTAGAATCCAGAATCAAGTGTGAAGTCGGATTCATACTTGGAACTTCAACGGGACGAGCAGTAAGTTTCCAACTAAACGTTGCTAGATTAGTTGTATTTGTTGTCGTCTGATTGATGTTCTGACTCGGACTAGCTTGAGCTTGATAGATCAAATGAATTTTATAGCCGTAGTTAAGACCTTCGAGATCATTACCCATCTTAGCACGATAAGCTAGATTAAACCAAGCACGATCCTGAGCGGTATATCCGATACTATCAGCATAAACTGTACCGTCACAAACCTCAAACTCTTCGGGATACATAAACGCATTTAGCGTTGCTTCGTATTCTTCAAGTGAGGATGAATTGTAATACTTAAAACCATCGATGTAACTGGGCTGTGGGTCGCCACCGGTAGGGTTCTCAGTAACACCGAGCAAACCATTCCATGGTACACCTACACCACTGTTTACATAAAGAACGCCACGGTCTATACCTGTTTGAAAGACCTTTTCACCCGCGGCACCCCAGGTGAGTTTCGACATGCCTACTCCTTTCTGGGATTAACCGGCGGAATTAAATTGTTTTCTACGTTCAGCATTTAGTCGAGCGCGCTCTGCAAGCATTTCACTCTTAGACATGTTACTCTTCTGAGGAGCATTCTGTCGGTTCATTACCTCGATCAGCGTGATCAATTTACGAAGATGCCAATGCGCATACTCCGGAGGTATTCGATGCGTAATCATCCAAGAATAAATAACTTCAGCAGTAATCTTAGCCTGATTAGTTGTATTAGGCTTTGAGCCGGGAGCATCCCCAAACCAAGTTGCAGTACGTTTGGCTTCGATGTAGTCGTTGATTTGCTTAAAGTGCTCATCGTTAAAGCGCTCAAAAACCCTCGGGGGAACTTTTGGTGTCAACAGCATACATTCGATATAACTTAGAACTTGCTCTGAAGTTTTTTCATCCTTACTAAGGAATGGAATTTCCCAGATCTCTTCCCATTTTGAAAGAGAGACCAGAGAATGCTCCAACTCAAGAATCAACTCAGGCTCGGTATTCACAAAACGGCTCGAAGCCTCGTCATACCCTTCAATAGCCGGTAGTTTGATTGTAAGCACTCTCTGGTCTCCTTTCTGTTGGTTCTTAGAAGTCGAAGAACCAGTCGCGGTCGATGACATCCGGGAACCTGTAGCCCTGCTTCGGGTCTGCAGTAACCATGGTGTCTTCGGTAATCGTGACAGAGCCAGTAACGATCTCGCCATCGATCTTGTAATCCACACCGGTCGTAGTCGGAATGGTGATAACCTTCGTAGTCGAGTTGTACGTCGGCTCAACCGGAGTTGCAGTCGTAGGCGTACCACCCTCGAAGATTGCAATAACTTCGGCCGGAGTAGGCAGCTGCGGGTTAGTTCCAGCAGTACCGTAAAGCTTGTCTTCGAGAAGAGCCAGCTTAGCCGAATCGACCTGAGTCGAGTCAATCGTCAACTTAGAGGTGGGCTCCAGACCGGGACCGGCATCAACCGGAGTGGTAGAAACTTCCCAACTAAGCGTCTGAAGCTCAGGTGAATCGTTGATAGTGTTGTGCGCCTTCTCAGAAGGAGCGGCAAGACCGTTGTAAAGCAAGTGCAGCTTGTAGCCGAGCTTGGAATTTACATCGTTGCCGATTTCCGAGCGCCATGCCAGACCGAAGTTCTTGCGAGGCTGCTGTCCCACCAGAACACCGGGAGACGGAGTAGCCTGACCATCGCATTCATCAAACTCTTCAGGAGAGTAGAATGCTTCGATCGTTCCGCTGAATTCCTCAGCAGAAAGAAGGTTTGCATATACCTGATTATCGGCATACTGCTTATTTGATTCTGCACCCGACGGCGACTCAGTAACGGCCGTAAGACCATTCCAAGCTACACCATCAGCGTAAGCACCTGCCTGATCGGTCTTGTAGAGAACGCCGTGGCTGACACCAGTCTCCCACTTCTTCTCACCTACCTGACCCCATGCGAGCTTAGTCATAATTTACTCCTCCTAGAAGTAAAGATTAAAGACATCGTGATTTAGATTTCCAGAAACGTAATGACGGTTGAATGTGCAGAGCGAAAGCTGAGCTAATTTATCCGGAATATCGCTGTCTGGATCATCTGTGATAACAGTAACCATGTATCTCTTTGTATACCGATAAGTAGTATCATCAGCAAACTGAGTATCTGCCGAATCACGCTTGTATACGATGCATGGATAAACCATAGAGACGTTGGCTGGCGGTTGAAAGTAGACTTTCTCCGCACCAAGACCAGTTAAGATCTCATGGAGTAGGAGGCGTCGGTCCATTGTAAACCCCTCCCAGACGCAATTTTAGACGTGGAGCTTCTACTTCTACTTCGGTGACTTTCCACCTAGCTCCATTCCATTTGACATAACGAATCTTATGGAAATTTTCGTTAGCATATGCATCCGCTACTACACTGATTGAGTTTCCGACAGAAAGGTCATCATTTACCTTTTCGCCAGAATCCAACCGCCTAGTGTTACGAAGGACGTCGCCATAGAGGTTAAATTCCACAACGACGTCCTTCATAACTCCTGGCCGTATCTCTACGTTCTCATCGACATAGCCGACTTCTCCGTAGAACCTAGCCATTTTGAACTTTTACTTCGAATTACGCAGTGTAGACGAAGGTCCAGTCACGGCCAGTGTTCGGCGGGAAGGAGTAACCGGTTGCAGGGCGAGCCTCGACATCCGTGGTCTCCGAGATTACAACATCGCCGCTTACGGTCTCGCCATCGATCGAGTACACTACGCCAGCGATAGTCGGAATGGCGATCGTGTGGGTCACACCATCGTAGGACGGGGAGACCGGGCTAACAACGGTACCCAGAGTGCGCTTGATGACGACAGCCGACTTGGGCTTGGTCAGGGCACCAGAGACACGGGTCTCAATCAGGTACTTCTGCTGGTTGTAATCGATGTCGAAGTCGTCAAACATGTTGACCTCGCCACCCTTGTCAGAACCAATGGTGTAGTCCGCAAGGTTTACGATAATGCCGACGATGTCCGGAGCATCTTCCATGACCTCGACCGTAACGATCTTGTCAACACGAAGAGCTGCAGCCAGAGACTGCTCGGTTTCGTAGAGACGACGTCCAACCTTGTCCTTCTCGAGGATGAGATCGGTGAGGATAGCATCCGTGGTGAAGAAGGTCGGCGTGCCGGTGCCCTTGTAGTAGGTGCGGGTCCGCAGAACGGTCTCAATAATTTCGCCCGGAGCGAGATCGGATGCCACGACGACCTGGTGGGCGTACATGTCTGCATCGTAAGCGATCGGACGGATCTTGTCTTCATCAACCTTGTCTTCATCATCAGACTCACGACCGTCGCCAATGAGGACTGCACGTGCGAGTTCCTCATCGAGCATCAGGCGCATTTCAGCCTTCAGCCAGACAACTACGTTGAAGTCGACGATGTCCACGATGTCATCGCGGTCCAGCTTCTGCTTCTTGTAGATGGTCGTCGGCGTGGTAACACGCTTCAGGAGCTTGATGATTTCTTCCTTCTTCAGGTTACCCTTAACGTAACCCTTAGCACGAGCCTCATCAGCCGTGAGATCCACAGCAGTGGACTTGATGCGGGAGAAGGGGGAGTGCTTGGTCTTGTTGAGGACCTCAGCAACCCATTCGGTGCGACGACCGATGATCTCGGGGGAATTCGAGATGGCCTTGGCGTCCGGGAACAGGATTTCGATGTTCTCGATACCATATTCCTGAGCGTGAGCCAGAACGGATTCCTCGAGGGTGCCGTACTTAGCGAGGTTGCTCATGGACTTGGTAGCAATTTCCTGAGCGTCAGCGTGAGAGAGGACAGTCTCATCAGCCGGGCCGTTGCCCTTGGTCTGATCAAATACGTTGCGAGCCATTTCTTCGGCACCTTCCGTGTATGCGTGCTTGATGATTTCTTTGAGCTCTTCCTCGGAGAAGGAGGAGCCTTCCTTGTCGCCGTGTTCGGCATCCTTGTCGTCTTCAGCATTATCGTCGATAGCTTCACCAACGAGGTAGTAGACGGCTTCCTTCTGCTCTTCGGTGAGGGTGTCGAGGACTTCCTTAACTGTCTTCTTCTGGTCCTCAGCGTGTTCGAGATCTGGCATTTGTTCATCTCCTTGTGTGTCAGAATGCTCTAGGGGGAGCATGGAGTAGATAATGCCTTCATCTTCGATGGGTTCATAATGATCATCGGAGTGCTTGATGTAGACATTTTCAATTTTTGCGCCTTCGTTCGCCCCCTTGAGGACCAGGCTGACCTCCGTGATGTTGCCATGGAGGACTTCTTTCTTGCTGCTCTGGCGCAAACCATTGGCGTAAATCGAGAGTGAATCCAGATCGCCATTTACCAGAGACTTGCTGATGTGATTAGCTGCATCGGTAGCATTGAAATACCCGTAGCAGTAAACCCCACCCTGTCGATTCTCGAGAATTGCATGGCCGAGAACATTTTCTGGGGTATTGTGCTGGTGCTGCCATACCAAAGGTACGCGGATCTTGTCTTGATGCTTGAATGCATTATCTTTGATCGTTCGACCATCAGAGCACACAATATCACTACGAGTTGCCCAGCCACTGAAATCAGGTTTTGGTCCCATTTTGAGTATTCTTCCTTCCCCTCTTCTTAGCTGGTGCCTTTGGAGCTTCCCCAGGAAGTTGAGATCGTATGTTGTTGTATTCGGTATCGGTAGCCTGATCGTACTTGGCCTTTAGTTGTTCCTTAGACGCATGGTATTCATCACGTGCCTTTTGAACTGCGCTTTTTAGCTCGGTACGAATTTGCTCTCGTTCGGCAGATGCATCTTTCTGTGCTTTCCGAATTAGATTGCCATGACTCCTTTCGAGATACCTTTTCAACTTAGGGTCGACGCCACTAGCATTGCGTTGGTTTTCTAGTCTCTCAGCAAGCGCACGAATTTTATCAGTAATTCGTTTTTGAGCTTCTTCAGCTTTTAGACGAAGTGCTTCCAAACGTCGCTTTTGAGCTTCTTGAGAGGCAGTCATTTCAGACTTCTTAGCTTGACTAATCTGATTCTTGGCATAACCCCAAGCTTCAGTTTGAGTCTTACTCATACCTTTAGTCGATTGACGACCTTTAAGCTCCTTGGTCCGCTCATAGTATTCATGAGCTTTCTGAGGATCATAATATTGGGATGAGTAATGTTCTAGAAAGTCTTCGGCAGGAGTGGTCACGAAGATCCTCCTGGATCGGAAAGAATGTCATCGATGCTTGATTCCAAAGAATTGAAAGCTTGATCAACTAGTGCATCCTGCTCCGCAGTATCAAAGGTGTTCGTAGGTCCACCTGCAGCATCTGGGTCAGGAATGTTCTTGTTCTTCAGCTTATCAGCATTGGGATCGGTCGATGGCTTAAGCCCCAAGAATGAACGCATTTCATTAGAAGTGACAATTTCATTACGTGTGAGCTTATCGCCGATTTCAGCAACATCAGAAATAGATAGCATTTTGAAGGGATCACGGAAGAACATAAAGTCCTGTCCTTGAGTCCTAGCAGTCTTAGACAGGAAGGACCTTCGAAATGCTTCTACAATTGCCGTGAGCATTGGTTCGACGGTTCGGTTGTGGTAGTTGAGCATCTCAGGTTCGGATGCCGTACCATTAAATACAGCCTTAGTCAAACCAAGCTGACCATAAAGCATCTCGGTCAGGAATTCGATTTGATTAAGGAGTTTGTTTTCAACCGGACGATTAAGCTGAGTAATCTTTTCAGTACCATCTGTGTAGGCAATACCAAACTGAGAACTCTTTAGCTGAACTTCAATGTCCTTTGCGCGCTTTTGAGCTTGAGCCTGTTGCGTCTCACTCTTAATTACGTAAGGCAACTGAATGATCATATCGAGCTTGCCTGAACCAGACTGCTCATCGATAGCATCAAGAAGATTCAGCTTTCGAATCAGTCGCTGAAGGGTTGAGTTTGGCTCATTCATTACTGAATAGAGTGGGTTCTCAATAATAGCTACGCTACGCTTAGAGACCAACAACTCTTTAGTCTGACCATCTCTCTCATCGTAAAGACGAACTCGAACATGCTCTGGATGCCAGCTAATGATTTCACCAACACGCATCGAATAAATCTTGACTGACTCTCTATCTTCAGGATCTTCATCTGTAAGAATAGGAACTACTGCAAGAGCGCCCCAATCACACATAGATGTAGCAATGTCCTGTCGAAAGTGTCGGGCTGCCTGATCAAGGTTCGCCTCGAATGTTAGACAATCATTAATATCACTAACCATGTCCGACTGATACCGACCATTTTCATCTTTCTTAATGTGTCTAATATCGATTGCCGCGACATCAATACCAATGCGAGTAATAATTGAAGAAAGGATTGACCTTTCATTGCTGAAGCGTCTACGACCTCGATCTGGACGGAAGCTGTTGCTAGATCCTAGATTCCAGGAATTAACCCTAGTTCGCTCTTCTCCACCAACGAAGGCATTAAAGGCATTTTTGAATTTATCTCTAAAAGATGCCACAAGTCACCTCCTTTCTATACGGATCGCATGACATTTTTAACTAGTTCGGTGCCAGCACGAAGAATAAGCTTATCTACACCAGTTTTACGAGCATAAGCAGCAGCTCCTACAAGTGCAATTGCAGTCATGTTAGCGTATTGACTATTTCCTGTTAGAACGTGCTTAACGCCCTTAGCGGTTTTCTTAGTGGCATTAGATGCGTTTTTACGCTTTCGTTGACCTCTAGCTGTTGTTCCAGCCTTAGCAAGATCTTGATTTGCATAATGCCGTTCGAATGCTTCTTTATAATTTGGATCGCGAGACTTACTTTTTACCGCATTATTAATATGACGTCGACGAATGCCAGCACCTTCGCCAAAATACATTTTAGCTAGTGCAGCTTCTTTTGCATCTTTAGCCGCTTCTCGATCAGTTCGCTTTTGCTGTCGAGTAATTCCAGATCGCTTACCCCACTTCATTCCGAGAACGCCATAATGAGCTAGAATTTCATCCAAACGTTCTTCAGATATTTCAAAGTTAGTCATAGGTATTCCTAATCGAATGCATCTCGATGTCCTTTATAAGCAATGTAGCCATCCATCATGGCAGCCACGTTATCGATTTTCTCTTCGTTACGCTTCTTCAATAGTTTGCGGTTACCATTGGTATCTTCAATAGTGGTCGCATTACCCATTGTAAAAGACATCAATTGTTCGTCAAAGATTAGCTTTCGAGCTTCACTGAGATTCTTCAATTCGCCAAGAGGAACCGATTCTGTTCGAACACCCTGAATAACTTTCTGAACACCAAATGGTCCATTCTCAGCGATCCAACGCTTGACGAACTGATCTGCATTGTATGGGTCATAACCAAATGCTCGAACATCATACTCCATTTCGAGAATATGATTGTCGAGATCTTCGTAGACTTCCATCATGTCGAGAACGGTACCATTAAGCACCTGAAGTGTTCCCTCTTTAATAAATTCTTCATATTTGAAGCGCATGGCTCCAGGAAGTTTCATCAATGTTAGTTCAGTAATGTAACTTCGTGTCTTGATGCCGAAAGTATCGTTACCTAGAGGAAACAGGAATGTAAATGCGCAGAAGTCATCACCTTGAGAAAGGTCAGCGCCCATAGCGCAAGGCATTTTTGAGAATGCATGTGATCGACGTGGAGTCTGTGGTTGGATCTCGTCATACGTGAAGAAGTATGTTAGACCTTCCATGGGAATACCAAAACGCTTAGCTAGAATGTCATTACGAGAAGCCGGAGCATTCTCCATACGTTCTTTATCTAGGTGATAAACATCATACGTAACTGTCAGATCTAGATTTGGCTGAGCCTTGGGCCACATAGCTGGCTCATTAACCTCTTCAAGATTATCTAGCTTATAATGCCAAATTGAAACATGTGGAGCATAGTATTCACCACGAAGAATCTTTTGAAGTTCCATCTTGATAGTGTCACCACTACCGTTACGAACAGTACCTTCAGAACTAATTGCTAGAATGAAGTAGTCATCAAGCTTGGACGCACCCTGCTCAATGGCGCCAATTACATCTTCACGAATATCCCCAGAAAGCCACTCATCAATCGTAGAAATCTTAGGGCGAAGACCCTGAAGTTTGTTGATTGACATTGGCCGAATTTCAAGAATAGAATTTGTGAGGAAGTTCTCAATGCCCTTTTTAGTCGAAGCTAATTTAACTCGATTTGCTTTAGAACCCGTGGTGTTTTGAAGCGATCCTTCGGTAAGGAACTTAAACAGAGGTCCACGAGCTCGAGCAATAGCAGTTCGGAAAGGTGACATCACTTCGTCGGCTTGCTTCATTGTCGGAGCAGTCGTGATTTGGTGTGATGTGGAAGTATCGACGTTCAAGAAATATGCCTGAATGCATTGTGCATACATTGATTTAGCTGCACCACGAGCAACAATCAAATACTGCTTTGTGACGAGCCTTTTCTTGATACGCTTGCGAACATAACGGCCGCCATGATTATCAGGTGATGGCACATAAACGCTACGTTCATGAAAGTAATACCAACTAAGGGCAGCCTCAGCCCATAGCTTAAAAGTAAAGAGTAGATGAAGATCTGAGCCATCAGTTAGGGTCAGTTCATTTTCGCAATAAGCGATAAAGCCATTGATAGCTCCATCATCATAATAGAAATTCGGATTGGCGATGAGTGCATCGATACGATTCATCTCCATAGCGACTTCTTTATTTACAGGTATCTCGCCGCGGAGAACTGCGTCACGAAATTGTCCGTAATACAGAGGGGTTGCTGTGTTGGAGAGGCCCATCGCCAATCCTCCTTTCTTACTTAATATGCGTAAGAGCCATCTTCGATAGCCCAACGAATACGATCAGCCGAACTACGGGGAGGATCGAATCCTGCCGCAGAATAAGCTGCATTCCGAACCGTCCGACGAACAAACTTTCCAACAGGACTGTTGTAAGCTTTCACTAGTTTATTCGCTTTTTCGGATGATTCCAGAACTTTATCGATTGCAGATTTACCCTTCTTTACAGTTGGAGCATTCAAGTCCTTAAACTGTTTTTCGAGCTGCATACGAGTCGTGATTTCGCGAAGTTCAGCATTACTCATTTGAGATACTTTCTTCTTACCAATTTCACGAGATCGCTTATGATCTGCTGATTCGGGAGTGCGACGAACACTCCGACTCGATTTATCTTCACTAGATGAAGCCTTACGACGACCCCACTTCATACCTGGGACACCATAATGGGCTAGATCATCGTTGGCCAATAGAGCTTCGATAAATTGTTCACCATGAGATATAAGATTCTCATCGATGAAACGAATAGAAATTATTTGTCCTAAATCAGAGAATTTAGTTTCTACTCGAGTATTTACTCCAATGCCATCATGTTTCACATCAACTTCGATAATCGATGCTCGAGGCATAGGATCACTTTCGACATCATACTCAAATTTCAATCGCTTAGTTCCAGAAGGATTAACGCCTTCAGTTTTAGCAATATCGTTTAGCATGTTCGTCATCAACTTGCTGTATTCGGAAAAGTATTCCTTCTCAAGCTTACGATCTTTACCGAGATCTTTATCTTTATACTTTGGGTTGTTATTGAATTTCTCAATACCCCCATTGTTCATTCGATCCGCAGCTTGATTGTAAACTTTCATGTAACTTTGAGAAGATTTACGCTCCCACTTAGCATCCGCTTTAGCAATCTTTTTGGCTTCTTTTCGAGAAGTACCAGATGACTCATCGGTTGCCTTACGTCGACCCCATTTCATCCCGACAACACCATAGTGTGCTAAGACTTCATTCACTTTAGAATTAGACATTTGTCACCCCCTTAGGTTTACTTTCGATGTAAACATTAAGTCGCCATTCCCACTCTTTAGCCTGTTGTTTCAAAGCTTCCAGAGCGAAGGACGAAGTCGGAGGATCAAAGAGAATCCGGACCTGCAGATACATATACGAACGAACCGCATTGTATTTGTCGATCCCCATGTAATCAGCCCAGGTTTCTTCGTCACCAGTAATAGTAAAACCGCCGCCAACTGGACCCAAGCCCAATTGTTCAAGCGTAAAGAATACGGAGTTGATGTGCATGACGATGTCTTGATCAAATGCGGTGTAATCCGCAGGAAGGTTAAGTGCCTTCTTTGTAGTTTTGAGGATTGAATCCTCTACTTCAGCCATAGATTCCTCCTATTTTGAAGAAGGACTATTGTGCTGGCTGAGCAGGAAGAGAATCCTTGGGAACCAAGACAAACTCAGCTCCAGAAAGCTGTGCTTCAGGGATTCCATCGAGAATCTGTTCAACGGTCTTGTTCTGAGCTGCTGCCACAATAGACAAAATCGAAAGAATAGTGGCGCCAGCAGGACGTTGTTCGGAGATTCCAGGAGTCACTGAGAAGAGTACATCCTGAGTTACCTTATGTGCATTGCTAGCGTTAACTGCGGCCACATCAGCAATTCGCTTGGTGTCTCGAAGGAGTGCTGCGTATTCGCCATCATCTTTATAACCCTTTTGTCCGGGGCCATAATGCTTCCAGATGTAGCCCATACGATCCGCTACGAGATTATCGCGTTCACGATCAGTTTGAGTGTACATGTCGTCTTCCTCAATCTTAAATTGGTTTACGAAGTATGGAGTTGGATCGACACGACCATAGAACGGAGCGTCGTCGACATCGAACGGGAAGAGAATGAGATCGAAGTGAAGGTGCTTACCAAAGTTAAAGCCGGTATCTCCGACCTTACCGATGTGCTGGCCTGCACGAACCCAATCCCCCACCTTGACGTAGATTGCTTCTTGATGACCGTAGCCCGTGTAGGCAATCAGATTACCAAAAGAATCGTAATGGGCAATGATGGTGTAATTACCACCAGAGCTATCGACGTTGTCTGTTCGATCGAAGTCTGGGTTTACATAAAGTAGATTAGGCCAACCCATACCTCGAGAATCGCCAGCCCAAATTACTCGACCTTCAGCCGCTGCGTAAACTTTGTCGAAGATCTTACCGTTTGCGGTATATGCAAAGTCAGTACCTGCGTGAGGATTACCATCCTGCTTTTGTGTAACGCCGAGACCCTGTGTGATAGGACCTTCGGATGGAAGAAATAGTTCAATCTTTGGGAGCGTTGCCGCCATGATTCTCCTTATGGTTTGACGTCACCAAAGTCGAGTATCTCCAGGACGACGTTCTACAAATGGTTTTGGAATGACGCTATCATCACCATAGTGAATACCATTATGTGTTTTGTGCGTAACTGTAATGAGGTACTCCATGTTGAGAATATCCTCGTCGCCATGAATGATGTTGTCGGCCGACATTGGATTCATGTGATGGACGATTGGTCGATCGTGAATGTCGAAACCTTCAAGTCCAAGATCACAACCCAAGTCTCTAGCAATCACATCTCGACGCACTTGCTTCCATGCTCTAGAACGATAGAACTCTTGGTTCAGATATCGCTCATGACCAAACGTTTGGGCAGCGACAGAACCTTTTAATGCAAGATAATTAAACCGTTCTTCGAATGTATTGTATTGAATCAGTTCAGAATACGTTCTAATCATCTAGTATCTCAATGTCTTGATGACCTTGATAGGTACGCATAGCTTCAAGAGCATTACCATAGAGTTCTGCAATTTGCTGACCCTGTCGTGTCTCTTCAGCTTTGATGTCGAGTAGAACGATTTCCTTTTCAAGCTTTCGCTTTTCAAGAGCCTCTCGACTAGACATTAGCTTGAGAAAGAAAACGGTCTCTTGAGCTGATGCCGTTCCATTAAGTAGGCGATCCTCAACGAGATCGACCGCGTATGAGACTAGCTGTTGCTCACGGGCCTCAGGAGTCGTTGCTGGCGGTTGCCTACGTCGCTGAGTTTTCGACTCGGGAGGTTTGCGAATCCCCGCCATACATGTCACCTCCGTAAAATGGCCAGAAAATTATAGCACCTGCAGGAACCCCAGGAGAGGGACCCAGTAATCTACCGTGACACCTCCACCCAGCTGAGGGTGAGCACGATTAATTAGAAGCACACGTGGCAGCCGACAGAGCTACCCTCTTGAAAGGAGTGGGCCGATGAAAGCCCTTTTGTTTGTGTGTACTTCTAAAGATTACTGGGACCCTTTCCTGGGGTTCCTGCAGGTTTTGATTGACTTTCGTCAGGGTATTGCTAGAGTTTGTAGTAGGCGTAGATTTGTCTGCGAACAGCCCCAGCCCCCTCGTTTAAGTCATATTGGCTACGATGACCCTACTACAAGAATACCAACTCATTAAATGTCTACATGCGGCTAACACTCGATTTAATTTGCTAAGTAGTGAAAGTCCCAAAGGCTACTGTCGCGTGAGTTGGTACGTTTTGTTACAACTTTTCAAGAGTAAGCAAGTATGTTTCGCCCAATTCAAACTTGTCTGCTACTGCCGAAGTGACAGTCATGCCAAGATGCATTGAGGGCGTGTACTTAGCCCACTCTTTGTTTCGCTCATCGGAGTAATCTGCATTGAATGCGAGATAGACACCAGAGTCACCCTTTACTTCTGAGTGATTGAGCTTTGCTACGGCCGTGATCTGACCCATTGATCCCTCTCGAATAGCCCCCGGAAGTGCATTGTTTGGTCGAAATATTCCCCCGGGGATTTTTTGGGG